GCATCTGAAGAAGGTGGTAAAAACTTTACCGACCTTGTTTTAATACAGCAAAAAATTACGCAATTAATAGAATATCACAATAAAGGACTTGAAGCTGTAATAGATAAAAAAACTAATACACCTAGAGAAGATGATCCGTTTGGTATTTTAGAGTATTATACAGAACCTATACAGACTAAGATAAAGCAAATAGCTGAAAGAGAAATGGGTGCTGTAGATAAAATAGAGCGCTTAGTTAATAGAATTACAAACTTAACATTTCAAGGTCAAAAAAATCTAGGCCTTTCTCCAGCGCAAGTTCAAATTCTTATTGAAAACCTATCAAAAGATTTGTCAAATTCAGTTAAAGGATTAGACAGCAAGGGTGGTCAAAAAGTTTTATCTGAAATTATTTTAGAATTAGGTAACAATGGACTTGTATCAGATGCTTTAAAAGTTGTTGAAGCAATAGATAGGCAGATTGACAAAGAAATTATTATAGGAAATGAAAAACATCCTTTTCATAGAGAAGCTGTTGAAATGATGAAAGCTATGGATAAGCTTAATCAGACAGAAGAGCATCATAAAAGTATTCAAGAAATATTGAAAGATTATGACCTTATAGATGCAACAGGAGCAATAGATCCTCATTTTAGGTCAGAACTGTCAAAAAGTCCTTTTGCTGCAATGGCTATAATAAGGGCTAAAATTAAGGAAAATGCTACAGTTGATGGCAAGTTAAATACTTCTGAATTTAAATCAAAATGGGAGGATTTTAGGCTAACTCATTCTATGGAACTTATGAATACAATTGCAAATGCTGCTCCTATTAACACTGTAAGATTTAAAGGTGTGGCTCCAGGAGGAGAGCAAAGGTCTGTAATGGATTTTACAGGCAATGTCTCTAATATAAATAGCCCTGGAACTTCTTATTTTAAAAAGAAAGGATTTGCTGTTCATTTTATAGATGATGTTATGAGTATAGATGCTGGTGGAGATAAGCTTAGAAATGTTAGTATCGACACTGTGCAAGACCCTAATCAAATTCAAAGATGGATTAATGACGCTATAAGAAGAGGTAGTAAAGAAGACCTGTTTAAAGCTTTAAAAGAACAAGATCCATCACTTACAATGGAAGCTGTTAAAGAAATGGTAGACTCTATAAATATTGGTGCAGACGGAGCTTTGTCTAATCACTTCTTTTATGTTCGCCTTTCTCCTAGAAATAAGATTTTATTTGTAGCAACAGAAGGCAATATTGCAAAATTAAACAATGAGTTTACAGCTTGGTATAATAGAACATTAAAAAGATACCAAGATTTAGATGTTAAAAATAAATCTAGACTAGCAACTACATTTGAAACTGCATTTGGTCATTTAATTGGAAAAACTACTAATGTTAGAGATATAGTTAACATAAAATTAATGGCTCCATATTTAACTAATACTGGAAAACGAAGCGAATTTGATAAGTTTATAGGAGAAATGGCTGGCAGAGGTAGGGAAAAAATTCTTGCTAAAATTCAAAACAATATGTTTAAGAGAGGCTTTCTTTCAGATGGAGGAACTACTCAGCCTTTAAATAAAGAAGTTATAAGATGGGCTAGAAGAGATCATCCAGACCCTAAGGTTAGAGAAGCGGCTAAATCTATATTAAGTAAATCTAAGGGTGGAAAGTTTAGAAGTTTAGTAATAGGTGGTAAAAATGAAACAACAGGCCCACTAGGTATAAAAAACTTAGTATTGGAAAAGCTAGGTTTAGAAAAAAATAAAGGAGATTTGCTTAGAAGAATAGTTAGGGTAAATGAGCTTTCTATAAATAATAATGAATTGAGAAGCCTTGAAAACTCTTTGCTTGATGGTGCTAAGTTTGTATCAGAAAGAATGATGAGGTTAATTATGGCTTCTAAAGGCAAAGTGCATACTGGAAGTTTTTTAGAAGATCCTAATGGCGCTAAAACTATTATATTTGGAACTGGTGGCGATCAAATGCTTGGTAAAGGCTTCATGATATATCATCCAGAGGTTGCTAAAAATATGCCTAAAGATGTTGATATGGTTATTAGCACAGAATCTGCTAAAACATTTGACGGCATTAGTGTCGATGGGGTTAATAAGGTTAGCCCGCTAGAGATAAAAAACAAAACTGATTGGACTGTTGATTTAAGAAAATCTTCCAATAAAAAAGCTCCAGGAAAGTCTGAAAAATCTAACATGATTGATTTAGATATAGAAAGTATAGGAGTATCTTTTACATCGAGCAATCAAAAAGGTGTCGCTATATCTCATAGTGTTTTTGATTTTCAAAGTAGCACAACAGTTAACCGTGCAGCTGAATGGATGAAATTAAACGAAAAGTTAACTCATGTAGCTGCTGAATGGGGTACGCTTCATACAGATGGAGGTTTGACGGCTAAATTTTTATTAGATATAAATGAAGCTAAGGGAAATCGAATGGAGACTGGCGATAGTGGCAGAATGAAGTTGTTATTTACCTATGGGGCAAGTCCTGAAAATCCTATTATACAAACAGCTCTTAGAAGAACTTTGAGAAATAAACAATATGATGATTTAAAGACTAATAAAAACATAAATGGTGGAGAAGACCTTTTTATTACTCCTAACGTAAAATCAGATTTATCTGTCCCTGTTTATGCTGAAATACACGGTCCTAGAGGTATTAAAAGTGGAGACCCTGATAATCCTACTAGAGTAAATAGAACTGCTCTTCAGTTTGGAGGTATTGCTATAGGTGCTAATACGGCAAAAAGAGGTATGGGAAGAGGAGGTAGTAGCTCTCTTACTGGTGAAACTTTTATCTATCAAGCAAATAGCGGAGTTGAGGTGATAATAGGGTTTAATAGAAGCGATGGTAAGTTTTATGCAGAAGTGCCTTCTATAGATGCTTTAAGAACCTCTAATGCAGACCCTCTGCTAGGCACTAATAAAAATAAACTTTACATTAAAGGTGTAGATAAGAATGGTAAGGAAGTTCAGTATACAGAAAAAGATCTTGCAATTTCAGCAAAAGAACTTATGAAAGTAGAGCTTGCTCTTAAAGAATTGGACAATTTAGTTGTAAATCATCAGCTCACACTGCATGATGTTATCAATTTAATGCAAGGTAAAAAAGTTTCTAGTAGAGATCCTAAAGGCCTTAACAATTTAGTTGGTCTAAAAGCAAGCACTGTAAAAGATGGAATTTTGAAAAAAGTATGGGTAGCAGGTATGGGTAACGCTATACCAGCAATAGGTCACGATAAAGTAATTCTTAAAATTGAAAGAATACTTGACAATATGAACGGGTTAACTGAAATAAATAATCATGATTTAAGAACTGTCCTTCAAAGAGATAATGACGGTGACCATTTTTATTTTCACACTAGATACCCAAGAAGCATTATGAGGCAATTTCTAAGAGAAGCTGGAAAGAAAGATGACTTTAGAATGTGGGATGCTAGTAACAATTTAAACTTAGAGTCTATCAATATTTTTGGATTAAACAGAGAAACTGTTGACGGTAGAGAAGTTATGAGAGCTGGTTCTTCAGCAAAATCACATCAGGCTGGATTCCATCAATATGCTAATAGAATTCATTCTTCAAAAATGATTATAGGTCAAGTTATAGGGCTAAGGTCAGCTTTATCTTGGGCAAGTGAAATGCAGCTTAGCTATAGAGGAGAGCAGTTATTTAAGAAATTTTCAAATATAGCTAATAAAAACAATGATAGTTGGGCATTCTTAGATAAAATGTATGATATGTTCCAAAATTCAGTAGATATACACGATGGTATACATGATGTATTTCAGAAAACACAACAATTAAAAGACTTTTTGCTTTTTGATATTATGGAATCTAGTATGAGAGCAGAATATTTTAGAGCTCAAAGAGAAGGCAGAGGTGACGCTAATCTAATGAGGCATTTAGGTCAAGAAGGTGTTACTAGTAATGAAAAAACAATTTTATCTGGAATGAGCGAGTTTAAAGGAACTAGAGCTATTGAAAGAGAAATTGTATATGCAATATTTAGAGCTTTAAGATCTCCTAATAAAGTATTTGGGGGTACCTACGATGAAGTAGGACCAAGAAAGCCTGAACCTTGGGAGCTTAAAAAAGACCATTCGAGAATGGAAAGACTTTTTGCAGACCCTAGTGCTTATATAGCAGATGCCATTAAATCTCGCATATCTTTTTATAAAAAATATGGAACAGATGCTCAAAAAGCAGGCGTAGATGAATTAGTGACACAATACGTTGATATGTTTTATGGAGAAAATTATGCAGCATACAATAAGCCTGACACTAGAAATCAACTATATAAAGATATTGTAAATGGGAAAAGAGATAAATTTATAAATAGAGATTTTAATTGGGACAACATTGTATCAGGGACATCAGGTTTTGACTTTTCTATTTCTGGTAAAATATTTGATGGACTAGTAAAAACTCCCGCTTTTCACGAAAAGAATTTTGAAGGTATAAAAAACCCTACTCGAAAAATAAATAATGCTTTAGGTTATTTTGTTAGAAACATAGAGTCTTTTGTTGCAGAAGCTAGAATGTTTAATGATGAAGGTAGGCTAATAGATATTACTAGACTAGATGATATTAACATAGAGTCTTTTGGTAACCCTCATGTAGGTAGAAAAGGTGAGCTTTCATCAGCTATTCATAAAGGCATATTAAGGGATGTTGTAGAAAAACAGTATATGGGTATACTTCAAACTATTTCTAGCTTTAGAAGTGCTAATAAAGGCTTTATGGACCCATATAAAATACAAAAATTGCAAGACAGAGCTATTAATCTACAAAAAGCAATGGATATATTAGATGTTCAAATAGCTAAAGATTTATCTGTAAAGAAAAGCGGCATGACTAATAATAAAGAAAATATATGGAAGCCTAAAAATCTAGGAAACCAAACATTTAAAAGGTCTAATCCAAATTCTAAAAACAGAGTTGCAGTTTTTAAAGTAAAAGGCGATGTAAGGCCTGATCCTTTAGCAAAAGCTGACGGCAGTATTCCGCAAAAACCTAGAAATTTATACGACCATGTTTTAGACTGGAAAGGTACAAGGGCTAGAGTTGATAATAGTCAGCTAGAATTTGTCGGATATTATAAATATGGAGACAGAATAAGGTATGATGCTAATTATACTTATATAGTCGATACAAACCCTACAAGCAGAGCAAGCTCAAGCTCAGTAGAATTAAGATATGCTAATGCTTTATTTGAAGTAACTTATGGTGGTCATAAAAAATCACCTAATGCATTTATTAAAGACGAAAGTTTAGTAGAGCAGTTTGTTCAAAATGCTTTAGATTTAAGAAACTCTATATCTAGAGGTTATAGAAAAACATTAGATAGAGCGTTTGACCAAAGAACTTTATTGGATGAAACTTTTCTTATTGATAGAACTATAGAGTATGAAAAAATTAGATTGTTTTTAGATAAATGGGCTCCTGAAGTAACACAAAATATTCCAGGGGAACCTGTAGATTTCTTATTAAATTATTTAATACAGCCACAGATATCGCCTACAAGAATTCAGATTCAAAAAGGTTATGAAATGCCTTCTTATAAGATGGACGATCATTTAATTAAAACAGTTTTTGACTATGCAGAATCTAATAATAGGGGAAGTTGGGTTGAAAAAACAATGAGAGATTGGGAATCTGTTGCATCTGGTAGAGAAATGAAAGGTCCAATTGAGCGTGATGCCTATAAAACTGACAATTATAATTTTGACAGATTGGGAGATATGGCAGGTACTTGGAAATTTTTAGCTAGATGGACTGGTACTTTTTACGCTCATCCTTATTTGACGAATATTCTTAATAAAGAAATTATTGTTAATAAAGACGTTAAAATAGATACAATAGATCCTAGCACTGGTAAGACTGAAAGAAACAATTATCGTGACTGGAGAGAGTATAAGAATAAAAAAGTTGTAGAGAATATATTAGACCAAAGAGAAGTTGGTAGAAAATGTTAATAAATAGTAGGGGAATAAATGGCTTTATGTAATCATGTAGGTCAAGATGCAGTTTGGCGTGATGGTAAAATAAACGATGCTTGGGGTAACTTTATATCTCATAAATCTATTAGAGATAGGTTTGCTGATAAATATGGAAAATTTACAGATGAATCAGCTGCTATAGCTTATCAAGAATTTGGAAGATTGATGGAGTATAGACTTGAGGTTCCTTGGAATCAGCATGCGCCTTTAGCTGAGCACCATTTTAATAGAGCAAAAGTAGAAATATCTGATTATGCTAATGCTTTAAAAGGTAAATTTAAAAATTTAGCATGGTATACTCCAGAAGGTATCTCTAAGCAAGACCCTACAGCTAGAAGATTTTATACAGAATTAAACAAGATAATAGACTATGAACGTGTGCAAACTAATAAAATAGTAGAATCAAATGCAAAAATAGCAGATTTGATGCTAGAAGCCTATATTAATACTCATGAGCTTAAAAACCCTACATTAGAAAGAGTAAAGGGTAAATATTTAAAAAGAAAAAGTCCTGAATTAGTTAGACTAGAAGAAATAAGAGCACGTCTTGCAAAAGATCCAGAAAATATAACATTGCAAGGCGAATTTATAGCTCAAATGGAAGGATTTGTAAAAACTGATGCTGGGCGTAATGTTGGCGATTTCTTAAAGCTTGTTCATATGTCTCAAAAAGATTTTAATGCTGCAGGAAAAAAGGATTGGGTTGATAATAGAGATGTATTGCCAGATGGAAAGCCTAATCCTGATTTTGGTAAAAAAATGCTATATCAAAGCCAAGTATATGAAGCTGTAAAAATTGCTAGAGTTTTACTAAATGACATGGGTAAAGTGCAAGTAAGGGGACTCGAAGGTCTTAAGAAATTAGTAGCTATGAAATTTACAGGAATTAGCGATGTATCTAAAGCTTCGCTTTTAAATAAAAGAGCTGCTAGTATTATTAAGAAAATAGACGATTCTATTCAAGACATGACTATATCTATGCGCCCTGATTCTAATCAAGGATATTTTCCTCATATGGATTTTCAAAGCATGACAGCAATTAAGGCTCATTTAAGTAAAGCTTTTGAATCTGCAATAGGGAACACTGAGTCCAATTTTACAAGTATTATGGAAAATATACTTATTAAAAAGGACTGGATTCCAAGACATGCTAAAAAAAGGTCTGATATAGATTTTTACTGGGAAAAAGACCCTTTACTAGTTTTATCTGAATATGGAAATCAAGCTCAATCTTTTAATAAGCTAATATACACTCAGCTCTCTTACTTAAATGCTATGAAAGGCTTGGGTAATGCTGCAACTAGTATAGAGTTTGCAAAAGGAATGAAACGCTTTATAGATGAAGAGTATACAGTTTTTACGCAAGGAACTTCAGTAAGACCTGAATGGGTTAATAATACTGTAAGAACGTTAAATGCTTTCCAGACTGCAAGAACTATGGGTTTAAATATAACAGGTGCTACTAAAAATGCTTTAAGTGCAATACACTTTTATAGTAGAATAGGCTTTAAAGCTGGTGCAGATCAAATTCGTGACATGACCTCAGATCCAGAATTTGCTAAAGTTATGGAAAGAGTTGAGAATAGAGCAGGGTTTAAGTTTACAAAAACTGCCGCTACAGAGCTTTATGCAGAAGGTATTATTACAAAAAACCAAAGAGATTTTGGTGAAGTTAGGTTTAATGAAAAAACAGGTCAAATGGAGTTTAAAGGTCAGGATGAAACTACTTGGACAAAAGTTAGAGATGTGGCTGGTAATGCTGGTAATTTTTTATTAGACAAAGCTTTAATACTACATAGAATTACTGAGAACTTTCAGCGTAGACAGATGTTTAGAACGGCTTTTCATAAAAAATATAAATGGCTCACAGAAAATGGATACGGAGAGGCTAAATCTGAAGCGTTTGCTAGGAATTTTGCATTAAACATGGTAAATGGATTTGCATATGAATATGCTGCTCATGCTAAATCTAAAATGGTAAGAGGTCAGTGGAAGACCGTAGAACAACTTGAAGGTGGTGGAGTTATAGCAAAAAAATTAAAGCATGGAGTTACTGGTGGAATGTCTGAAGTAGCTTTTCACTTACTTCACTATCCTATGTCGTTAGCAGAAACTCATTATTCGGCATTTAAAGGTATTATTAAATCTATGAGAGCTAAACAAGGGATGGATTCTGAAGAAATTCAATATGCATTACGTTATGCTGGCGCATCATCTTTAATAGCTTTATTTGGGGTTATATTTAATACTAATTTATTTAATATAATTGAAAACGAATCTATAAATAGAGTTCAAAGAATATATTCTGACCTCACAGAATACGATGAGCCTCAAAAAGGAACATTTGGACTTATGTCTGAATTTACAGGTCCAACTTTAGGTATGTTGAAATATTTTGGAATAGTCGGTGGTATTATTGATATAGATAATTCAACTTTAAATAAAATTTTATTTGGTAATGTAGACTATGCAGATCCTGGAGATGAACTTACAGAAAGATATAAAGCTTATCAATTAAGTACAGAGTGGGGTGCTATTAAAAACAACTATTATCCTTCTTATAAAAGAGGTAGTTTGGGAAGAGATTTTGCTACACATACATTTAAACTTTATCCTTCTTGGTGGACTAAAGAAGCTAGACGTTATATGCCAGGAGTACCAAAAAAGAAGAGATACACACCTAGTCTCAAAAAAGGAAGGTCTAAAGAAACATTAAAAGGGATTCATCCTAACCTTGAAAACTCTCTTAAAATATTAGAAGGGCTTTCAAAATAGGCGCAGATAGTAGTTTTAAATTAATATAGGAACTACCTACGCCATATTTTTTAGTCGTTTCTAAATAGTGTAATATTAGACCTTATGTTGAATGAAAATGCAAGAGGTTGTATTATGAAGCTTATTTCAAATAAATCCATATCAGGATTATTAAATACTTCAAAACCTATAGGATACAGCCATAAGGCTTTATATCCTTTGCTCCATGTCATTCCTGCCATATTGTTTCCATATTTCATTTTTTACTCCTTGGTTTCATGTAATGATTTTTTAAGAAATCGTCAAACCTTAATAATATCAAAGTTTCACCTCTATCTTGTTTGAATACTACCGAGTCAACATGTTCGCTAGGAATTAAAAAGTCTGCTAATTTTTTACGACATTTAGCTTGTATTGTAAAGTGCTCATCTATAAGAACATCTACTTCTTCGTGCCAACCTATAGATTGACCGTTAGACCCCCAAGCTCTTTTAGCTTTAAGACCAAGATCTTTAGCCTTATTTACTATTAATCTTTCAAATGTATTTCCTTTAGTTTTGCTCTTGCTTGGCATAGACCCTCCCAAATAATTTAATTGAAAGTCTTTCTAAAGCTTTTTCTCTATCTGAGCATATTTCATCTACTCTAGATTTTACAAGATTCTTAGAATCTATTATTGGAACAACTTCTTCGGCTTTATGCTTTTTTAGATTTGATATTTCTGACTTTAGCTTGTGAATCTCCTTTAGAGCTCTTTGTAGTGTTTTCTGTGTTTGGTTCATTCTTCTCCTCGTTATATTTTGCTTTTAACCATTCTTTAAACTTATTTGTATCTTCATTATAGTCTATATAAGCAGAAACTATAGAATCTAAATTTCGCATTCCTTGCTGTATATAGCCCAATTCCATAATAAGATTGTTTATTGCTGTTTTTAATTCGAGATTTGTAGGTTTTCTTGTTTGTTTATTTTTCATATGTTTAAACCCATCCTATCTATTATTCTTGCAAGCTTATCATTTACATAGTTTAAGTTTTCTTGCATTTCATTTATAACATCATACAACTTATCCATATCTTCTTTAGATATTTTATAGTCTATTTTTTTAGACTGTTTTACTGCTTTTTCGCTTTCTTTCTTTTTTGTAGGCATTATTTCCCCCATTTTTTGTTTCTAACTATTAAACCCATTATAGCATAATTAGCTATATCTATTAAAGTATCATCTAAGCTTTCATTATTAGGCTCTTTATCGTTCATAGACAGGTTTAAAAAGCGAGATATTTTATCTTGCATACGTATACCTAGCCCCATTGCTGATAGCCTTATATCTTCAGGTTTTTCAGGTTTTGATTTTCCTAGACCTATATTACTTGGACCATAATCTAATTGCTTTTTACAGAACAATTCTAATTGCTCTTTTTGAATTTGCTTAAACTTATTTAAAGTTTTAGGATATCGTACTTCAATTTGATATTCAGAACTCTGATGATCTGTCATAATCCTCCTTTTTATCTGTATTTTCAGTTATTTTGTAAAACAAACTTTGAGCTCCCCATTTTGTATTGAAAGCCCATATTTCTATTTTATGTGATTTTTTATTTATGGTCAATTCTCCAAACCAGCCAGGCTTTATAGTAGCAAACTGACCATTTTTAGTTTCAACACCTCTCCATTTACCAGTTTCCTTATCTGGTCTATATGCTTTAGTGTCTTTTCTAAGAAATCCTTTACTTATTTCTTTCATTAGCTTAGTTCTCCGTACTTACTTTTGTACCTTTGAATTAATAGCCCAGCTTCTCTATTTCTTTTTTTCTTAATTAGCCTTAGAATTTGCTTTTTAAGTCTATTTTTTTCGACTTTACTCATTAATCCCTCCAAAGTTAATGCAGAGGCCTAAAGTTAGCATATCTTGTCGTCATTTTCAACGAAAAATTCTTCAGGCCTCCACAATTCTATTGCTGCCCTCCTAGTCTCTCGCAATGAGCCGACATCGGATTTATACATTGTAGCCTAGTCTTCAAATACTATCGCCATGGGACAGCAATTCAATATAGGTGAGAGCTGAGCACAGCTATTAGTTTCCCTCTCTTATGTCTCTATAACCTCGTCAGGTTGAATAATTAACGTGTAACAGTTACCGTTATGTTACTTTATTGGCTGCCAATTAAATGACTGATGCATCACCTGCGGACTCTATTAATTATTCACACCGCCCATTGGATTCACTCCGTACATGCACGCTTGGATACCCTTGGGATTATGTTTTACGCTCGTAGACACCTATAATTTTATGCTGCTACCCAGTTACACAATCCATCTACTATTGTAGCATTATGATTGTATGATGCAACTGTCGGCTTTTCTTTATGCCATAATTCATCTGTTGCTGCATTCAATAGATCCCATCCAGAATTACCTTTAGTTAGAAATCTATCTACTACAGATCCCCAAGTTCCCGTAGGAATGTTATCTAAGTGATTAAATCTTATATCACTTAATTCATTTACATCAACTTGAGCTGTATTTAATCTTTTGAAGCTAGATATCATCTGATTAACTGAACTATGTCTACCTTCACCACCAGCCTGAAGAATACCAGATACTTTCTCTAGCTCTTCTTCCCAGTTTTCACTATCAGGACTATGTCTGAATCTATATTTATTTAATACATCGTGACTCATCATACCATTAGTACAAACAAGTCTATATATCATCATTTTAAATCCTAAAGATGTGCTACCATCATAACTATTCCACATTTGGAATCCAATAGCTACGGGATCACCAGGAGCAACTTCTCCAATACTATTATCTCTAGCTATATAGCTTATAGCATATCTTCTACCATCAAAGAATGTTTTCTCTTCTTCCATGTTTAAATTAGAATTAGTAGCTATTTCTTCAGCCATATTTCTTACTCTAGCATTGTCGATAAGTAGATAGTTATTGCTAACTGTACCTACTTCCTTCCATTTAAATTGCCCTTCTTTATCTATATCCTGTCTTTGCACAGAATAAGCATTTGATTGTATCCCTTGGTAATCAAGAGGTACTTTTCTTATATCAGAATATGGGTTCATCCTTTCTCCTTATTTTTCGTTTTATAAACTGTTTAATTAAATTTGGATAGCTTTCATGTATACAGTAGCACAAGGAATGATTAGGAGCATGATCTAATTCATACTCCCATTCAATTCCCTTTTCACAACTGCCACATAAAGTGTACCTTACTATATTATTTACTTTATATAGTATGTTTTTCATCCTATAATAGCTCCCTTAACATTAAGCTGAACATCAAGATTTTCTTTCTCTCTATTAGCTGTACTCTCTACTTTCAACATTTGTATAAGATTATCACTATCTTTAAATGGTGTTATAGATATAACTTTATTAGCATTATAAGCAATACGAAACGAGCCTTTTGCTGACGCAATATTCATTCCTTCGTTATAAGCTGATTTAGTTATCTCAGATACAGCAAATACAATAATATTATTATGTATAGCAAGCTCCATTAATGACTGAGAAACCTCCTCTACTTTCATATTATTATCTGTTCTCTTGCTTTTAAACAAGCCCATGTGGTCTACAACTACTATCTCAGGTTTCTGAGGAAGCATTTGTATACGCTTTTGCAATTCATGAGCAAAACAACTACTGTAATCTACGGTTAGCCAGTCAAAGTCTTTGCTGATTCCGTTAGAATACTGACTGTAATACTCTTTTAATTGCTCTTCGTTCCATTTATTATTTATCATAACAAATCTCATCCACATTTGTCTTGGACTCATCTCCATTTCTAAGAAATATGTGTTACGCTTAAAGGTATTTACCCAATTTTGCAATAACATAGTCTTCATAGATTTAGGAGGAGCCTGTATGATAACCACTTCACCTGGATACACAGGATAATCACCACCATAAGCTTCGCCTATATTAATTGGATTGTGGTCCCTAGTAAGAAACTCAACAAGTTCTTTTTCCATACTTGCTGCATCCATAGTATTTTGAGAAGCTTTAGCTTTATACAACCTACAAGTAGATTGACAGTTTTTATCCATCCAAACATCGCTGCAACCATAATTATAGCCGTTACCATTATGACCTTCATAGCAATCAGTTACTATTTTATCCATCTCATTTTTGCTAAACGGATGAGATTTAATATCAACTCTTTGCCTCCAATCTTCCATGATAATTCTAACTACATGTTCTGGATACCTCCATCTTAAGTGTGCAGCTATCCGTAGAGCCAATTGATGCCTAGAACCTTGAGGACTGCCGTCTAACATCTTTTGGATACATGGATACCATACAGGATCAGGATTTCTACCTAAAGTTACAGTTTCAAATTTCTTATCACTGCCTTTAGTTTTTCTTTTTAATACATCAAATGCGGGCTCACATTCTAATGTAATCCATTCATAATTATGTCTTTTACCTGATGCTAGCTTTTGAATTTCTTCAATAGAGCCATTTAATTCAGCTTTACTTAACGGTATTTTCCATAATTTAGATTTACTATTTAATGTATTTACTACTCTAATAAGTCTTGTCTTATCTGATACAGATGAATCTGCATATTCGTATATGCCTTTAGACATGAGTTCTTCTTTTACTTTTAAATGCAAATCTGGACACGGTTTCCATCTAAACGCTTGACCAGGTATTCCTAAATGAAATCCTGTGCCAGAAAAGTATGGCTGATATGGTATGCATAAATCGTCTAACAATATAGTTAAGCCAATAGCTTTTTGTTTTGCATTTTCTGGATTAGTGCCGTCTACATCTAATATAAACTCGTCTGGCATATATAATATTCCATCGTAACTAGATAAAGTTTTCTTTTCTTTAACATACTCAACAACATGCCCATCATAATCCCACAAAGACATAAATGTATCTTGAGCCATTCCTGCCCAATTATCTAATTCAGATATATCTCCAAAATGATGTCTATTTGCTAAGCCAAAAGCGTATTCTTTTATCATTTAATTCCTTTTATCCTCCAGAGCTGTTCTTTATTAACTCTATTTAGTTTTTCAACTTCTATAATTTCATCTAATCTCATTCTTCTAAATTCTCTAGTATAAGTTTCAGTGCTACCTAATCTGTGATTAAAACGTGCAAACCATGCATTAGATAGGTTTTGAATGTCATGTGTGTAGAATTTAGTATTTTGCATTAATTTCATTTTTAAAAAGTCTGTTATATGATTCCTGACTGTATATTTCTGTTTCTTTGGTAATCCGTACATTGGGTCTCCTCTGGTTGTAAAAGAGAGCCTCACATATTCCTTTGCCTTAAAATAGTAACTTATATTCGTAAATATAATGTTCTATCGGTAGGACTTATTTTCCCTGTAAAGACTATGCTTGTGTCTTTGTTTCCATCCCATCTATAGTTTTGTGGGAAAACTTTACAGGAGGACCAGTTATTGGCTCTCTTTTCAGTTTTTTATTTAGAAGGGTATTTCTTCAGCAGATAATCCAGTAGTTGCAGGTGCTGACTTAGCTTCTGCTTCCATTTTCTTTTCTACTTGCTTGAAAATACTATTCTTGATACTAGCAACTTGTTCAGGTGTATATGATATGTGCTCACCTTCCTGTGTTACAGGGGCGACAGTATCAAATACTCTACTATATCCGTTACCAGTCTTTTGTTCTTTATAGATATAAACTTGAATAGTTTTACCTACAAGATTCTTTGGATCGTCATCATATTGAATTAATGGGTTCTTGCCATTAGGGTCTTTCAATACTCCAACAATACCAGCGTTAGCATGTTTGAATAAATTAGCAACTTTAAACTCCTCATTAGTAGTTTTATTGAATGTTTCATACACTCTAAAACTCATATTATCAGGATAATCTTGCATATTTATTTCAATATATGCTTTTTCTGCATCACCAGTGCCGTAAGTTCCAGTTTCAGCTTTAGATATAGACACTTCGTGCCATCCTTCAGCGAACTTTTCACCTCCGCCACCACCTGCTTGCATTGTTTTTATGGCCATCTTTTTCTCCTTATTTATGATTAGTTATTGATTCACCGTCATCGTCATACTGAGAAATACCTACCATTGCACATAAAGCAAATCTACGTGCATATGTTATAGTAGCTCCTACACCTTGTGCATCAGCTTTTGTTATAGGCATTTTCAATTTAGATTTTATCCATTGTCCAGAGCTATGTAGTAACATAGTTGTGACATAAAAACTTCCTCTTTCATCTACATCATTACCTTGTATCACAGATAATCCGTGTTTGGTAAGATGTGGAAAGGATGCTTCAATACATGTATGTAGATCAGCATAGCTAGATTTAAAGAAAGGATTGGTAGACTTCTTTTGCGCACCTTTCATTTCTGATTGTGCTCTTGACAGAGCATCTGCTAGCTTTTCTATATTATCTGACATCCATTTTTCATTTCTTATTGGTACGATTTTGGGGGCACTATCCCCTTGTGGAATTTCTTTCTCTTCCATGGATTCTCCTTATTTATTTTGATAAAATGTACATTCGTTTCTGAAGCAGCTCTTGTATTCTAGACTTAATTATATTTATATATTTATATGACTTTTGTTCATTTAAAGCATTCAAATATATTTCTAAATAAGTCTTGATTACAGCATCATCGATTTCAGAATTTGTAGGCATATTTCCCTCTATTTTATAATAAACTTGCTTCACAATATAAGGATAGATTCTGATACAAACAAGGGAAAAGAGAGCTAGAATAATAAGCTACTTGTGTGTTATAATTCCAGCTCTCTTAGACCACGATAGAATCACGCCAGATTCAATTTTTTGTTCCTTGCACCACGTTTTCCTTGTCCGTGATTCATCCAAGATTTTATATAGATATTAGATATCCAGTCTTGTAATGTAGGAATAAACCCTAGGTCTTCCAGTATGTGCTGCTCCGCTATAGATTTCACTGGCACTTTTTTTCCATCGCTATTTTGCAGATATATACCAAAGGTTTTCTCGCATTCTTCTATCCCTTGACTATGATGCCTTAACATTCTATGTCTGATGTCTGGCACATGTGCTTTAGATTCATCAAACCAAGCATGTATAGCATGATAGTCTTCTTCTTTGCCTCCAAATCTAGATTTACTAGACTTGCAATGATTAAACGCCTTCAAAACTAATCTCAGCTACAGAATCTTCATGTTCGACACTTCTAACGTTCCATTCGTGATTAACTTCTACTTTATTATTAACAATATCCCATATCAGATGGCCTTGAGAACCTTCATTGATTTCCCAGCCACCAGGAAGTAGTTGAAATAAGGCGTCAAACACCATATTTTCAGCTTTATCACCTAATGTTTTCTTTAATTCAGGGCAATCGCCTTCATCGTTTCCAGGGAATCCTCCCCACTCATATTTACCATCATTATCAACATAAGCGTAGATTTCATCACCAGAATCTCCATATCCAGAATATTCTATAACTATTTTCTTAATATTGGTACCTTTTCTAAGGCATTGCTCTCTCAAGGCTTTCATTCCTTTAATAGCTTCATTTCTTCTATCTATATTAAGATAATCATACCAATTTCCATATTCACCTACTTCATTTTTACCATTTTCAGAAGCATATGATGATTTGGGCCAAGATTCTTTAGGCCCTAGCTCTATGTATTGTAATTTTTCCATTAGAATTCTCCTTCTTCTTTGCGGGGAGCCTCATCATTGCCACATTGATAGTCTTCCCAATTATCGTGTTCACAAGCATGTCTTTGAGTGGCACATGCATAACAATCTTCTTTAGAGTTAATATCCCACAGTTTTTCCATATGTTTATCAAACTCACTTTGCATGTATTCAAGATCATATATTTTTCTACCATTTTGTTCTCTCCAATATATTGGAATAACTATATTATCTCTGTAGAAATTGTCTACTTGGTCTTGTATTTCATGCATTAACGCATCTTTTTCAAAGCTCATTTGTTTTCCTCCTCATTAATTTCCAATCACCTTCAACAAATAAATGGTAGTTGATTTTATCAAAGACTTCATCTTTCTTTAATTCACCATCTTCCCATAAATCTTCATCAGGCACTTCTTCGAGTAGGTATAATTGATCTTCAAGATCATCTAATTCTTTAGTTATAGCTTCATGCCTACCAAGTTCGTGCTGTAGATTTATATTTTGCTCGATAACATCTTTTAAATCCTCTTTCATTTTTGCATTTACTTGCAATAATTCAGCTACATCTAGCATCTTTTACCTCCACTATTTTACAGTTTATTTCCCAAGGTTTTTTATCATACCTTACCACATGTTCTTGAAAGTCTTCAGCAACTTCTTGATTATCAGAATGAGCTGTTACATCAAACCAAGATATAAAATCACATAACTCAGAACTAATATCATAATCCATTTCTAGATAATATTTATCTTGATAGTTTATAAATCCATCATTATCTTTAAGTTTTTCTTGAACATAAAAATTACCGTCACCATCTATATTAGGTACTAGATTCTCTGCATTAGGTAAATCAGTAACTATATCTCTGGCTACAGCTAGAGCTACAGCACAATATTGGCAATTTTCTGGTTCACCATCTACTAAATCATTCCCTGTTATCATAAATTTTGTGGACATCTTGCACCTCCATTAATAATGTGTTAATTTCATCATCTGCAGCTTTAATAGCAGCTGATTTTAGTTGCGCTACAGCTAGATTTCTATTAATTCTATGTTTTATGCAGTATCTGTCAAAGAATTCGTCAGGTATTTCAGTTTTGAAAGATACTTTTATAGATTTAAATCCAGCGTGTCTTAAAACATTTCTTTTATTTGTCATCATTCATCTCCTATGCTTAATACAGGTAGCACTTCTTCCCTTTCTTCTGTAAGACAAGTCAATACGCCACCATCATTTCCTTCATCATCTTGCATAGCTATAACTCTTGTGCCATTATCTAGTATAAAAGTTATAGGTTTCTTATACCAACCATAGTCATTGCATTCTTTATCTTGCATATATTCTACTCTTAGTATCCTTCTTCCAAGTAAAACATTTTGTGCTGTTTTAGTCCAATACTTATTTCTTTGCTTTGGATCGTTTAGATTTACGTCTTTTTCTTGGTCTGTCATCTTCCCCCCTCGGCCTATAGCCAAATATCATGTTAGTTATTCTTCTTACCAAGCCTTTAAAGGCATTTAAATCACTTTTTCTACTCATCTTCATCCTCCTCTATGGTATACTCTTGTGTATTGTCTTGCATCCACTCAGCCCAACAGTTACCATCTCCGCACAACATATTACTCGTATCGTATTCATAAGAATAATAGTTAGCGTAAAAAGTATCTGTGAGCTTCGTGTTGCAATAATAACATTTATAGGCTGCCACTTTCACCTTCTTCGACAGACTGCAATGCTTCTTGTTTCTTAATGTATTCTTCAAGTTCTTCTTCAAATAACATTCTAACGTCATCTACTACATGATTTAAATCAACTCTGTCTGAAGTATTAAGATTTACTGTAATACTGTCACTGTAATCATCGGTTGATAGTTCAGGCTCTGATTCCATCACATAATAATTATCCATACACTTTTCCCAATGCTTGCAAATCATATCTAATAACTTTTTGATAGTTATATTTGCTTCAATTGAGGTAGTTTCTACTATTTTTGCTTTAACTTCATTATCTAATACTGACATATCGTAGTCTCCTATTTTAATTAATAAAATTCTTTGGGACGAACCACAGTTATCTCGTGGACTCGATGAGTGATCTTCGTGTCGTCCCCGTGCCGTGATAGTGTAAGCATCTGTTATTTCGAGTCACTCAGTAATCATCTAGTTACACTCAGCACATAGACCCTACCACCTGACATTATTCCGCCTTTACGATACGGTGCCTTGCGTTGGTCATAAGTTTAAATTTTCTCTACCTGCTACTTATGTTCACAGGCAGAGACATGTAACGATAGCTCCCTTGTTGATATAGATTTCGTATATACTATATCTAGGTGTGCACTACTACCGCCTCAGCTTTAATTTTTTCCTTCCTGCCGCCAGTCTTTTGTCTGAACTACCTGGTAGACTTCACCATTGAATGGAATAGGGGAATATCGAGTGTGAGTAGGTTGCTCTTAAGCGTATGAAAGACAGAAAAGAACCTCGCTAGGTGAGTAGCTATTCCCCTAATAATATGGGAGAAGCCAACCAAGGCTGAAAAGGAAAAGGGTATGGAATAACCCAAAACAGCCAAACTTCTCCCAATTTGACTATTCCTTTGGAAATATACTGCCCACATTTATAGATAGTTTCAACACATATGTCAACTTATCTGGCAGCCCTTCCATATCATTAAATAGGTTATTAGTAGGTTTATTAGATACAAATGTAATGTGGACATCTTCAACATCATTCATATTGAGTGTCACATTTTTTATCTCTTTTAACCCATAATAATTCTTCATATCCTCTAATGCTTGAGATATTTTATATACATCACTCATTACTTGCCTCCTTTATAAGAAGTAGACCAGCTCTGCTTATGATTAACTATAGGCTTGCTTTCTTTCGCCCATTCTAATATTTCTTTTGCAATACTATCAGGTGCATTGCCTTCAATAACTATTTTTGACACTAATTGTCTAAACTTTACTGCTTTCATACATTTCTCCTTTTTAAATTATTTAATAATAAGATGCTTGGTGAAGGACTTGAGATACCTTCAGAATGTCTAGTTGTTATGGGCTTTCGCCTCACGATACATACAATAATTACTGTCGTAACTTGCCTTACATAAGCTTTGCATCACTTATGCATCAACAAAGGACACTATATCCATATTGTATCTATACTGCTCACAACAAGCATAGTATAGTTTATACCGTAACCAAATCTCTTTAGTTATTTAGTTTCAACACTCGCCATACTTAAGTTAGTTACGCTCTTACACCTCTATCATTTAATAGACATGTCAGTCAACACCGAAAGTATGCTGATGTAGGCCTTTGGAAACAAGCCGTTCACATCATTACCAATTAAAATACACATAACCGAGATGTACCGTCGCACATCGGAGCTTGTATATTAACATCTTAATTTTAGTTAGTTTTATTTATCCACGAGATAACTAATTCATCGTGTCCTTTACATCATTCATTCATCATTTACTGTGCCACCTTACATTACTAGCTATATAATATAAGGTGGTCTTTTATTGTTATCTAAAACAACAACGTTGTTATTTAAGTTTTTTCTTTAAGGCACCAGTGTTTCTGTCTTTCCAAGACTCAGGCTCTGGCCATAAACCTTTCTTTTTAGCTTTAATCTCAGCTGCTATCTTAGCTATATCAATATCTTTAAAAGATTTTTTTTTAGGTTTACTATCATCTGATCTTTTACGTGTTTCGTATTTCCACCACTCTTCATTTACATCCATTGGGTGATGTCCTATCCAAGGCTCAGGCTCTTTCCACAAGCCTTTCTTTCTAGCCTCTTTTTCAGCTTCTTTCAAGTTTACACCAGCCAGTCTAGCTACTAGATCTACTTTATTACGCTCATCATCTAATACTGATTTAATTGCGAAATAATCTGACTTCCACTTGTTTGCACGATTCAATTGGGTTCGATACTTATCAGTCATAATAAATAATAATATTATAAGAACACCAGCTACTGAAAATAGTATTTCATATATCATTTGTTGGTCCTCCTATGTTTTAGGCTTTTGAGTCTGCCAGAATGTTTAATACGACTATCTTCATACTTAGTCATAATAAATGATCCAAAGACTTGCTGATACACAGGATATAACCTGTCTTCCTCTATCATAGTCTCTATCTCTACTACTCCACATCCACAATTTATAGATGCATTAAAACTTGAATTGGTTATTGTTGCCAGCTCTTTACAATCAGGGCATTCGGTTAGCTCTTCGTACATTATTTCTCCTTTTATGGTTTAGGTTAATTTTAAGAGAGTCATGTGTCACACATAAAGTTTGGCATTGATTACCTCAGCAATATATGATCTTCACATGACTATCAATCTCTTATAAACTTGTTACACAGTATTGAACCGCTATGTTATCCGCATATTATCTTAGACATTTTCCTGACAGGTACAAGTTGACCTGTAAGTACTCACATCAGTAACTTTTTTTAATTAGTCGAGTTACTCTTGCGACTCTTTGTATTACTAAATCTTATAGTTTGGTATAAGTTGGTATATATTATCTTACACACATACACATATCGTAGGTTGTTATTACACTACACCTTTCGTGGTTTATTACGGCACAAGTATACATACAAGGAGGTGTGTGCAAGTCGACTAAACTCACACACACGCTATGAATAATCTATATTCCCCACATTTGCACATCAAGCTCACCACGCATTTCTTCAAGCATTTCAAACGATCTCTTAAGCTTTTCGATAGGCTTAGACCATTGCATTACAAGACATTTCTTTTGTACACGCTTTATCTTAGCTTCGACAGCCCTTATCTTTCTACGCTTGTTACGTTGAGCTGTACTAGCCTCTATTGCCTCATCGACAAGTCTATCCGCTATGTCAATGGCTTGTTGCTCACTGGTCAACTGATCAAGTGAAAATAATAGCATAATATGTTACTCCTATATTAATTTAAAAATACTAAATCAATATTTAATACAAATGAAAAATAACGTAATTACGTTACTGATAATCCCTTTTAAAGGGGTACTACTACTATATAACACCACACACTAAAATTACATAATTTTTAAAACCTCTTGGTATTTTGATATTTTATCTATTATATTAGCTTATCGGTATTCTTAAGAATATCATCCATGTGACCTTAGCAAGGGTGTAATGGATCAGAAGTTGGGTTGCTAACTCATATAGAGATTTAGATTGTCCCCAATAACCGATAAAACTGACTCTGATATAAATCTAGGATATGGGAGAAATTACTGGTCTAAGATGAAGTTCAGAAGTTAAAATCTTTACTAGCTCCTCAGGGCTAGGTCTATCTAGGAGTGATAATATGGCAATAAAGAAATATGTATTAAGAGTATATTATGACTCTACTAAGGGTGAAATAGTTCATTTATCAGAGCAATTCTCAGATGAAGATGAATATAAACTTATAGTAGATGATGAAGAGTTAGACATCCCAAGTGAGATGCAAGATTTTTTAAATGTCATTAATAGTGACGATATAGGAGTAAGTTAACCGAACCCCTAGCGGGGTACGGAGTATAAGATGAGACATTACAAGGTCAATGGTATTAATCATACTGTATTTGATTCTGTCGAGGAAGTGCCTTCTGATATTAGTTATCTAGAGGACTGGAGGGATGGTCATATAAGTGATTGGGTAAAGACGGACGATGATTGTGTAATACAGATACTGAGAAAAGGCAGTATGATGAAGCCTAAGGGAAAGATTAGAAAAGTTGAATACTTAGGCACATGCACTGGAACCTTTGTTGTATCCGATAAGAATAGAATGGATACATCTAAAAGAATTAATATCTACAGTATAGGAGGAAATGTAGATAGAGATGAGAGGATAGAGTCTAGAAAGACTTTATCTAGTAGGGAGGAGTTGTTTGTCCAGTACCTGGCTTCAGGTATCGATGCACGTACAGCGTATCTAAAGGCATTCCCTACGAATGACCCGCACTATGCAAACGTACGTGCAGGACAATTAGTTAAAACAACAAGGATTAAGACAGCTATGAAAGAAGAGTTAAAACCTGTTTTAGAGGCTTTAGGTATAAATGAAACTAGTATTCTTAGGAATATTCATCAAATAGCAGAAACAGGACAAAAAGAAGATACCCGCTTAAAGGCATTGTTCAAGCTATCCGATATAATGGATCTTGAAGATAAAAATAAAACTCAGGTTACACAAGTAACAGGAGCTATGTTTCAAGGGTTTAGTAATGAAAAATTAAAAGAGGCTGAAAGGCCTAAGGAAATAACAAATGACAAGGACAGGCTGATTCGATGACAGAGAGTTATCAGGGCTATTATCAAAGCTTAAGAAAAGAAGCAGGTCTAGACTAACAATTTAACACTAGGGGAAAAAATGGCGTACGGAGAAAATAAAGACTTATATGATATAGACCGTGACTTTGGGGGTAATATCGAAACTAAAGCGTTTGCAAGAGACCTTTGGGAGAATAGATATAAGCCCAATGTTCAGAATAGGAAATTGGAATTGTTTAATCAAGCATATAATCAATTAAAAGAGCTAGAATCTCCAAGTAGATATTTGAGAGTAGATGAAAGAACAGGTGAAGAGATCGTGGGTACTTGGGATAAAAGTCCATTGACGCAAGACGCTCCAGGATACGCTGTTAATATAGCCAATACAATTGACCATATATTGCACGGAGGTCCTACTGAAATGACTGGCTCTATTGGACCAGATGACTATGATAGTGATAGATATAGACCTTATCCTTTAGAGAAAAATATGTACACCAAGTATATTAGTGGAGAAATGGACCCAAATATGTCCTATGGAGAAAACGTAGAAAATTTACCCAATATTGGACCAAAAGAAACATCCTTTCCATATTATTCTAATCGATACAATCAAGATCGCATAATTCCATCTCATGCAGGCTCAGCAGATATTAGAGATATAATTCAGCTAATTGAATCTTTTAAAGCAGGTGAGGAATTAGACTTTATGAAAGATGAGGAGTATATACAGGATGCAAGAGATTGGGATAAACAAAAGCAAAAATTTTATGCTGAAGACTATGACAAAGAAAGTAAAGGCTGGCATCTTGGTAAATTATTAGGCAGAGAAAAACCTAGTGAATATAGATCTGTATTAAAAGACGAAGATTCTGGTAGATATTATCGAAACCCAGACAAAGATGCAGGAAAAACAAAATATAACCCTGTAAAAGATGTGATGAATTTATTTCAAGAAGATAATATTTTTGGACGTAAGTAGAGGAGATTAGTATGGCGAAAACTGAAAGATTAATAATGGATACTATGTTAGATGACGTAATGTTAGTTGATGACGACACTACTAAAAAAACAACTCCAAATTTAAAATTAGACGATGTAAGGCTTGTTGGAAAAAATCTTAACGTAATTCCTGAAGGTATAGTTACAGACAGAGAAGGGAATGTAGTTTCTCATGGTGGCTATACAAATTCTCCTGAATACGGCCCTCAAACTATAGATGAAGCTTTTAATTTAAGTAAAACAGAAAATAGACTAACTATGAATGAAGATAATATGGCTCGTAAAAAATCTGAAACATTAAAGCTTGCTCAAAACTTAGATGAACCTGATTTTATGTTTGGATATTATGGTAAAAAATTAGACCAGGCAAACGAAGCTATATATGATTTTCTTGATCCATATGTTAAGGTAGTTGGGCCAGGCCCTATAAGCCACGGGCTTTTAAGTGAAGAACATGGAATAGCTTCTCATTTAGATGACGCTGTAATGTCTGTAGCAAAACCTATTCATAGTAAATTAGATAATTTATATGTAGCTGCTAAAGATTTCTATCATAATGCAGGAGATTATGATATTAATATTTCTGTTGGAGATACTGGCTATACTCTTAGCACTGATAATATTGTAGACGCAATGTATAAAGGTTATGAGAATAGGTACAATGTATCACAACTAAAAGAAGGTGAACCTATAAAAATGTATTTAACAAATCCTATAAGTAAGAAAAAAATTGAAGGAAGCGATTTTGAAATACCTAATACTTGGTACGGAAGAATGTTTTCTGACTTTACTAGCTGGTTAGATTATTAATATGAATAAAAAAAATAATATGAAAAAAGCATTAAAGGCTATGGACAATTTTATACCTGTTTCTTCAAGATATAAAATACTTTTAAGCGATATAAATAGAAATCAAGCTTACATAAAAGCTGTCCATAAACCTATAGAAGGAGAAGAAGTTGCGTAAAAATATAGAAAAACTAAGGATGGAGTTTGATAAAAGCGAGAGTGAGTTTGCAAATATTAAATATGGTTATGGAGAGCTAAACAGATTAAATGCTGAATCTATGCTCTTTAAATTAAATCCTGAAAAAGTAACTCAAATGCGATTTAAAAAATTAATGAATATTACAGGTAAGCTGCATTAAAAAAATTAATGGCTAATGTCAACTTTAATAATGTATCTAAAGTAGAAGAAGAATTAGAGTTAGCTAGCAAAGATATGATTGCTTTTGGTAAGCTTTTTTTGCCAGATGACTTTATGAGATCTGAAACACCATTTTTTCATTATCAGGTAGCGGACACGCTTTCAGATTTAGAGAAAAGACAAGTTGCGATTATATTGCCTAGAGGACATGGTAAAACGGTTCTTACTAAATGCAATATACTTCGTGACTTTTGTTTTACTACAGAGCCTTTGTTTTATGGATGGGTTGCTGCAAGTTCAAAAATATCTATTCCTAATCTAGATTATATAAAGTATCATGTGGAGTATAATGATAAAATTAGGTATTATTTTGGTGATTTAAAGGGTAAAAAATGGACAGAGGATGATATCGAACTTAAAAACGGGACTAAGCTTATTTCTAAATCTAATCTTTCTGGTATTCGTGGTGGTGCCAAGTTACATAAGCGTTATGATCTTATTGTACTTGATGACTTTGAAGACGAGAATAATACGATCACGGCTGAGTCACGCTCCAAAATCAGTAATCTTGTCACAGCAGTTGTTTTCCCTGCGCTCGAACCAAAGACGGGAAGATTGAGAATTAACGGAACACCAGTTCATTTTGATGCTTTTATACAAAAAATATTAATAGGTTACGAACAGTCTAAAAAAGAAAAAGTTCCTTATAGTTGGGAAGTAGTTACTTATAAAGCTTTACAAGAAGATGGAACTCCTTTATGGCCTTCATGGTTCGGTCATAAGGAAATGGAAAGAAAGAAAAAGTTTTACCAGGATAGCGGGACTCCTCAAAAATTTTACCAAGAATATATGATGGAAGTTCAAAGCGAAGAAGACTCTATATTTACAAGAGATCATGTTAAATATTGGGATGGAACATTTAGCAAAGATGAAGAAAGTGGAATTACATATATTTTACCTAATGGTGAAGACCCTAAACCTTGCAGTATTTATATCGGGGTTGACCCTGCTACAGATTCAGCTAGGCGTAATTCGGATTTTTCTGTTATTATCGCTATTGCAATAACTCCTGATAATAATATATATGTATTAGACTACATAAGAGATAGAACCTTGCCAGTTCTTGGTATTCCAGGAACAGATAAAATTGGTATAGTAGACCATATTTTTAGGTATGCAAAATTTTATAGCCCTAAGCTATTTACAATAGAGGATACTACAATGAGTAAGCCTGTATTCCAAGCTATAAGGGCAGAAATGAGAAGAAGGAATGAATTTATTATTCCATTTAAAGAAGAGAAGCCTGGCAACAGAATGAGTAAAAGAGATAGAATTCAAGAAATAATGGCTCAAAGATTTGCTGTTGGTCAGGTTCATATAAAGAAAACGCAATATGATTTACATAGAGAAATTATGACATTTGGACCGAGAATGGCTCATGATGACACAATTGATGCATTAGCGTATGCATGTAAATATGCGCATCCTCCACAAGGATTAAGCGAAAATAAAGAAGGTTGGTATAAGAAAAAAAGAACACCAAAAAATTGGGTAACAGCGTAAGGAGATATTATGCCTAGATTTGGAAATAAATCTAAAAAAAACTTAGCCAGTTGTGATAAAAGATTACAAAAGGTTTTTAATGAAGTAATAAAATATGTAGATTGTTCTGTATTGGAGGGACATAGAAGTGCTGAAAGACAAAACAAGCTTTTTGAAGAAGGTAAAACTAAAGTTAAATTCCCTAATGGGAGGCATAATTCTTCCCCTAGCCGTGCTGTGGACGTCACCCCTTATCCAGTGGATTGGAGTGATAGGGAGCGACAAACTCTTTTTGCAGGGTTTGTTATTGGCATTGCTCGTAGCATGGGTATCAAGTTAAGATGGGGTGGAGATTGGGATATGGACTTTAGAGTAAAGGATAATCGTTTTGACGATTTCCCACATTTTGAGATAAGAGAATGAATAAAGAATTTGATCAATGGTTAAAAGATACTGGTAAAGATATTAAATATACTGGGGATTATGAACTAAGTCTTGAAGAGTTTCCTATGGTTGAAAACTTTACAAAAGAAGGTAAGGCCTCTAATATACTTACACAGTATTTTAGTGTAGCAGAAAATCCAGATGATAAATTTCCTGCCGTATTAGTACCTTCAATGCACAAAGGTGATTGGAGGAATGAAAAGGATATGAGGCATTTTGGAATATATGAAACCAAAGATGAGTTAGACAAGATAGACAAAGCTATACATGAATGGTTTGATTTTTTAAGTACCAGAAAGTCTATACCTGTAGAAAAAGATATTATTAATAATTTAAAAAGATTATAAATGACTTTGATAATGGCATTAGTTTTTTTAAGTTTGGGTACAATTTACATGCTATATAATATAGATAAGTAGGAGAAAAATGGCAAAAAAGAAAAGAGCCGATGAAGTAAGACAGCTGTACGATCTAGCAAATAGCTGGACGAGAAAGCAGTGGGAATCTATCAATCAAAAAGGTTATGAATTTGCTCATGACGATCAATTGACTGTTAATGAAAAGCAGTCTTTAGAAGAACAAGGAATGCCTACATTTACTGTAAACAGGATATTGCCTGTAGTAGAAATGTTGAATTTTTACGCAACAGCAAATAATCCAAGATGGCAAGCAGTAGGTGTAGATGGCTCAGATACAGATGTTGCTACAGTTATATCAGACTTAGCTGATTATGTCTGGAATCATTCTAATGGCTCTACCTTATATAATAATGCTGTAAATGATTGCATAACAAAAAGCATAGGGTATATGCTAGTTACTGTAGATAGAGATGCAGACAATGGTATGGGTGAAGTTGTATTGCAACAACCAGAACCTTTTGATGTTTATGTAGACCCTAAGTCAAGAGATATGCTTTTTAAAGATGCAGCCTACGTAATGATAAGGAAAATACTTCCTAAAAATCATTTAATTAAACTTTTCCCAGATGCTAAAAGAAAAATTAATGCTTCTAATAGTAGCGAACAGCAACAAAGAACTTATTCGCAAAGACCATTAGGAGACGATGACCAGTCTTTATTTGCTTATAATGATAGTAATGAGCAAATTGGAATGGGTATAACTGCAGATGGTAAGCAAGATCCTCTTGTTGAATTTTTTGAAATATATGAGAAGATAAAAGTTTCTAATATGAGCGTATTTTATAGAATACCTCCAAATGAAGAGCAATTAAAGCAATTAGCTCAACAATGCGAAGTTATGGTTAAAGAAATGCAACAGGAAATGCAAGTACAGCTTTTAGAGCAAGATAAAGAAATGCAAGCAGCTGTTCAATCTGGAAAAATGTTGCCTGAAAGATATCAATTAGAGCTTACAAAAGCGCAAGAAATGATGCAGAAACAACTTCAATCATACCAACAAGAATGTATGAGCAAATTGCAATCAGAAGCATCAAAGATAGAAAATGTAATAGTTTCAGAAAAAGAATTTAACATAATGATGGCAGAAGAAAGTTTTGCTAAAAATATAGTTGATAGTGTTCAATTCTACACTGTAAGATTAAAACAAACATGCGTTGCGGGCGATAAAGTTTTATATGAAAAAGTTTTACCTGAAACTGTAAAAGACTATCCAATAGTTCCGTTTCATTTTAAATGGACTGGAACACCTTTTCCTATGAGCGCAGTAGCTCCTTTAATAGGAAAACAACAAGAGATAAATAAATCTCACCAAATTATGGTGCATAATGCTTCTTTAGGTAGTAGTTTAAGATGGATGTATGAAGAAGGTGGGATAGACGAAGAGCTTTGGGAGAAATATTCTTCTAGTCCAGGAGCTTTGCTTCCGATTAGACCAGGAGTAACACCTCCTACACCAATACAACCAATGCCTTTATCGAATGCTTTTTATAGTATAGTTCAGCAAGGTAAACAAGATATGGAGTATTTAGCTGGTATATATAGCTCTATGATGGGAGATAGTGGTGGTGGAGCTGAAACGTATAGAGGCATGTTAGCTATGGATGAGTATGGGACAAGAAGAATAAAGCAATGGATGACTACTTCTATGGAACCTGCTTTAAAACAATTAGGACAGCTTGTTTTTCAGTTTTGTCAAGCAACATATACTGCTAATAAAAGATTTAGAATATTGCAGCCAAATGCAATACGAGAAGGGAAAACTCAAGAAATTAATATACCTATATATAATGATATGGGAGAGGCTGTGGGCAAATCGATGGATATATCTGCATTAAAATATGATGTTAGAATTATATCAGGCTCTACATTGCCTATTAATAGATGGGCTTATCTTGAAGAATTAAAACAGTTAATGCAGTTAGGAGTTGTTGATGATATAGCCGTATTAGCCGAAACAGATTTAAGAAACAAAGAAAGTATCGTTAAAAGAAAGAGTATGTATTCTCAAATGCAAAGTCAATTAAGTCAATTATCTGAAGCATTAAAAGATAAAGATGGCACTATAGAGACACTTGAGAGACAACTTGTACAGGCTGGCATAAAAAACAAAACTATGCAAGCTACAGTTGAGATTAATAAAAAGAAAGAAGAGGTTAAATCTAACATAGAAAAAGCTGAACTAGCTAGCAATAATAAGCTAAACAAAGACCTCTTAAAAGCTCAAGCAATGATGGATAATGTTAAGGGCAGTGTTCTCAATGAAGGTAAGCTAGTTAAGGCTAGAGCTAACGATATGTTACAAAATTATAAAAATAGCTTGGAAAATTCAGAAAAGTCTGAGTAATATAAGCAAGGAAAAAACTGTTAAATAGGGAGGAAAACTATGACAGATCAAGAGCAAGGTGGCGGCAACCCTGAGATTGGAATGCAAGCTGATACATTAGAATCGGCAGAAGCAACCCAGACACAAGAAGTAGAAAATACTTCATCAGGCTCTCAAGCCTTTTTTGACGGATTAGAAAATGCAGTAAATAGTGGTATACAAGATATGCCAGAAAACGCTGAGGCAACCCAAAGTCAAACAAGTGGCCCCGAACAGGTAACCCACAATACACAAGACATTGGCTCCAATAATGTGGATCAGTTAGGTAACGGTTCTAACTGGGAAAAAAGATACAAAGACAGTAGTCGAGAAGCCGTTAGATGGAGAGACAAGTATAAAGAAGTGGAAGCTTTTGTACCTGTTCTCGATGCTATGAAGCAAGATAGTGGGCTAGTTAATCATGTCAGAGAATATCTTCAAAATGGAGGTCCACCAGCAAAATCTATTCAAGAGCAATTAGACCTTGGTGAAGATTTTGTTTTTGACCAACAAGAAGCTATGACAGACCCTGATTCTGATAGTGCTAAAGTTATGAATGCACATGTAGATGGTATGGTTCAGCAAAGAGTTAATACCATTTTTCAGCAAGAGCAACAAAGAGCTGTGCAAATGCAAAAAGCTCGTGCGCTAAAAGAAGAAGAAATGCGATTTATGCAAGAGAAAAACATGACTCAAGAAGAATATGACGCTTTTAAGAGTCAGGCCAAACAACATAAGATGACGTTAAATGATGTTCATTTTCTCTTAAATAAAGATAAAGCAGCTAAAAATGTCGCTGACAATGCCAAACAGGATATGATTAACCAGATGAAGAATGTGCGAAATATGCCTACTTCTGCTAGTGGAGCAAATAGTCAAGGCGAGACTAAAAGTGAAGACAGAAATGTTTTTGAAAATATTCTCGGTTTTGATGATAGTGTAGATAACCTGTTTGGGTAGACTAATATAATTTATATTAAAGTCTATCTAAACTTAATTTAAATAATAAGGAGATAGACAAATGTCAGATAGTCTAAGTGTAACTGGAAGTAATTATACTTCTGGTTCAATAGAAAGAGGCGAATCTTCTGTACAGTTAAATACGGGTGCGTTAAGACGAAAGTATAACTTTGGTGATTACGTATCTGAATTAGCTTTAGCTCAAGATCCGTTCTTTAGGTTTGTTAGTATGGTCTCTAAGAAGCCTACCGATGATCCGTCTTTCAAGTTTACTGAAAAACGTTCATCATATACCAAAAGATATGCCTATATGGCTGATTATGATTCAAGTGCTGGTTCTGTACCTGCAACAGGAGTAGAAACAGACTCAGCTTTATCACCATCAGCGGGTGACATATACTCTTTTGGATTCTTTACTGATTACAATAGTAACGGTAACCAAACAAATATATATGGTCAAGTAGTAGATTACTCAGAAGGTATTGAAGGAACACAGCCTCAGTTTTTTATTCCTGGCCAATTAATCAAAATACCTCATGCTTCTAGCAATGCTAATTCTATTGCTGGTACAGTTTCTGGATATTCGCTATGGAAAATTAATAGCGTAGATTTAGATACTCAAGGAGTTAACTCATCTGCATCTGCTACAGTAAATAAAGCAATTGTAAATGCTACTTGTGTTAAAGGAGCATCTTCAGTTTACTTTACTTCAGCGGTAAGCACAGATGAAACTGGTACTGCAGGTGGTGGTTTAGGATATGATGCTACTGTAACATCTACAGCAAAGTCTACTGAATTCATGGAATCTTTTAAGACTTATGTAGTAGGTAGCGCTTTTGCTGCTGGCTCTGGTTACCCAGAAACATGGCAAGATCAGCCTTACAGTACTGCTCACGGACAAACTCAAATCTGGAAAACATCAGCAGTGATGAATAATACAGATAGAGCTACTGTTCTTAAGTATGAAGGTAACGAATGGGCTAGAATATGGAAAGAAAAGCTTATTGAGCATAAATGGGATATTGAGAATTCTTTATTATTTGGTTCTCAAAGTGCTACTTATGGTACAACTCAAGGAGCTGTTGACTATATTTCTACTTATGGAAACTCATTCAGTTTAAATACTTCAACAAAAACACAAGACGATTTCTTGGATGATCTATCAGCAATGTTAGACCCTAGATATAACAATGCAGGCTCAACTGTATTTTTCTGCAATACAGCAGTTTACAATTGGTTGCATAAACTATCTGGATACTTCCAAAACAATCTAGAGCAATCTCCTAACCTAAGAGCAGAAATGTCTCTAACAGGTAAGAAGAAAGTGTTTGGAGTAGATATTTCAACTATTTCAACTGTATATGGTGATATGAATGTTGCAAGAAACGTTCACTTAGACAGTACAAATGTTAAAATGATTGGTATTAACATGAAGTATTGTGCATATCGTCCATTAGTTGGTAATGGTATTAACAGAGACACAGGTGTCTACGTAGGAGTTCAAACTTTAGAGAACTCTGGAGTCGATCGTAGAGTGGACCAAATCCTTACTGAAGCTGGTATGGAATGGTGCTGCCCTGAAACACACGCCCTTTGGGTATAAGGAGTTAATTTTATGAAAAATCCTTTATACGGACAAAACTCCTTCGACAGTAGAGTTGGAGAAAGGCTATATTCTGAAGCAGGAACTGGTAGAGAGCATGAAAATACTACAGATGCTGCAGATATATGCTCTATGGTTATTCCAGCTAATAAGTTAGAAGTAGGGGACATAGTTAGAATAAAAGTATTTGGAACTGTTATTGATAATAATAGCACAGATACTTTAACTCCTGTTCTTAACTTTGGCGGAACAGCTATTGCTACTGGAGCAGCTCTTAATGTAGATGATAACGATGTAGTGTATGCATGGGCAGATGTTCATGTAACTTCTATAGGTTCTTCTGGAACTATGACAGCTATATCTGAATTGCGAACAGATGCTCTTGGAGCTACTGTAGTAATAGGTACTACATCTCTTACAAGTAAAGATACAACTGCAGGTATTCCTGTAGCTTTAAATGTAGACTGGAGTGTTGCACATGCTGATAACGAGTTCAGAATAGACGCTTTTAGCGTTGAACTGGTTTAGGAGGTAGATAATGGCTAAGTTAGGTGCAAATGCTGGTTGGGATGGCAGTTACTGCGAATCCTTAACTGCTGCAAGTACATTAGGCGTAGGCGATAGTGGCAAGATCTTTTTCTTAGATCTAGCTGGTGGCTTTACGACTACTTTGCCTGCCGCTTCAGGAAATGCTGGGTGGAATGCTACATTTGTAGTAAAAACTGCTCCTAGTGGTGCTGACTATGCTGTATCTTCGGCCTCTTCATCAGATTACGTTTTAGGTAGCGTATCTGCTGGTGCAACCGATGATACAGCTGATACTTCTGACGGAACTGATACACAAGTTAACTTTGTTGATGGCAACGCAGTTGCTGGCGACTGGGTTAAACTTGTTTGTGACGGCTCTGCATGGTATATAGTTGGTGGACTTGGAAAAGTCGCAGCTGGAATTACGATCAGTTAAATAAAATAAATCCTACCCTCCTACTGAAGATGGGTTCTTCTCTAGGGGGGTGGGTAATTAAGGAGATAATATGGCAAATACTTTAACAATAAATAAAGCTTCTGATGTATCTGGAAGAAATGGGAAAGACGGTCAAAAATTAAATACAGGATCTATGAGAAAATCCTACGGCATGAAAAACAAAAAAATGTCAAGCAGTTTAAATTTTAGAGTTGTATCTAATAAATATATTGCAGGAAAATAATGGCGACATTTGAAGCACAGGTAAAAGGATATACGGGCTTAACTTTAACTGGAAGCACCGTGCCTACTCAAGACGAATTAACTCAATTTTTAAAAGACGGAGTAATTGATGTTACTAGTAAGCTAATATCAAAAAACCCTAGTCATGTTACTAAGTTTTTAGTAGAATCTACTGAGCAAACTGGAAACGATTCTCTCGATATAAATGGTGCGAAAATAGCAACTGTATTGAGAGAAGGTGGGGCAAACAATGATTGGAGGGAGTGTAAATTTATTCCTCCTTCTCATCAAAATAGAGTAGAAGATGTTGATAGTATTTTTTACGCATCTAAGCTTAATCCAGTATATACAATAATGGAAAATGGAATTATAAATGTATTTCCTTCACCTACTGCTGGCGGATCAAATAGTTTTAAAGTTTATTATGTAAATAATGTCCCTCAAGATAAAGGTGGAGCTGCTTTACTATATTCACATAGTGATATAAAATACTTTGCTGACGATAAAGTGTATTTAGTAGTTCTTTATGCTGCTATTAGAGTTTTACAAGCAAAACTTTCAGAGATGACATTTGTAGAAGAAGACCCAGAGTTAGTAGAATCATTATCAACAAATTTAGGATTATGCTCTTCACAATATATGCAAGAGCTTCAACCAGAGCAGCAAGCTCAAACTGGAGATAACTAATGAAAGTTTTAGAATTAATGGAAAGAGCAGGGATTACAGGTACTGGTAAAGGTATTATGTGGATAAAAGACGCTCTTGAAGAAATAGCTTTAGAATCCCCAACACATATAAAAAGAGTTCAAATTGATATAGAGAACGGTAAAAGATTTTACGATCTACCAAAAGATATGGTAAGATTATTAGATATAAGATGCAAGCATCATAAAAATACTAGCAACAAATACGAAAGTATTCCTAGAACTATTTACGAACCTCAAACAGAGGATACAGATGGCATCTAAAAAATACGCTTATTATAACAAAGGCAATCAAATAGCTATAGTAGAGCAAGCAGCTACTACTAGTAGTGGTAAAATGGCTGTAGCTCATTGCACATTAAGTAGTTATTCAACTAAAGCTACTTGTGAAGCAGCAGGAGGTCAATGGATACCTGGAAGTTCAGGAAATTTAGATAGTTATGGAGAGTATACTAGCCCAGTAGAAAGTGTTACTAATGGCCTAGAAATAGAATACTCTTATATACCTACTTATAGAGTAAATGGTCAAAAAATATTAGCAGTAGATAGGTTTTTATTTCCTTTTTGGGCCAATGTAGATGGGCAATTAGCATTTGTAAGGCCTCCTAACACTAGTGGTGGCACAGTTGTAGATTTAACAGCCGCTCCATACAATTCTATAACTAATGCATTATCTCAAGATGATGATTATATTTTAGTCGAAGGAGCTGGTAAGTGGGATGGAATACATAAGGTTAAAGCTCTTTCAGCTGATGGAATTCTGTTAACATATACTAAAGTTAAAGGACAGTCTAATTATAGAGTTAATCAGGCTTTAGATTTTCATGCTGATACTGACACAATATATGATGCCACTGCATCGCCTCCAGATGACTATTTAGGTTCAAATTATTCAGCAGGTGACTACATATATATAACAGGGTCAGGAGAAAATAATAACAACGGTGTTTGGAAAATAGATGAAGCAAATCATACAGTTTTACCTTTATCTAGCAATCTTGTAGTTACACAAAAAACGTATGTAGGGTCTAGTAATGCTAAAGAGGTGCAGACAACTACAGGTACCAATTTAGTAAGCGAAACAGACCAAACCGACATTACTGCTTTGCAAGTATATCCTGCTTATGATTGTTATGTTAGTGCAAATGTCGAAATAATGCTTGACGAAGATTTTGAACTAGATATAACTAGAGGTCAAGCAAAATCTATTGTCTATTATTTAAAAGCTATGCAAGCAGAAGAAATAAAAGATATGGAAGGTAGGGAGTATTTTATGAGTTTATTTAGAAAAGCTATAGGTAGAAATGCGGCAGCTAGAAAACACGGTGTTTATATGGCTTCAGGATTTTGGAGTATGAAATAATATTATGGGTATAAATGATAGCGTAAGAAGATATAGAATAGGGGAAATTTCTCATATATCTGTTAATCAATCAGGTTTTATTATTAAAGTTCACACAGCAGCAAATGTAAGTAATTTTACAAGAATTTCTGCTCCAGAAGGATTTGTATTTGCTTCTTTTGCAAGTATAAATGGCGCTGGAAAAGTTATGGCAAGAGGGTATAATGATAATGGTGATGATTTTGCTAAAGACGGGGTTTATGACAATAGTCCCTCTAACAGCGATAATTGTTTAGGAATGGCTTCTTCTGATTTAATTTACGGAAGATTTGACAAGATTCTTTTATATAAGGACGAAGTAGGTTCTCCAAGGCAAGATGCTCAGATAAGGCTTAATTTAGCACCAATAGATTAATTTAACGAGGATAAAAAAATGGCACATAAAGGACTAAGAAATTATTCAGCAGATGAAATATCTAATATAGCTATAGGTCAAGGTGGTTTTGATATTATAGGAGATGCTTCAAGTGATGTTGAAAAGACAGTTGGAGACGCAGGAGTAGTTGAAGCTCGATACTGGGTAGCTATAAAAGCTATTAATGGCGCTGATGCCGAAGTTACGGCAAGAACATTAGCTGGAGTAGAGGGTGACGATTTTTCCAAAACTGGATCGTACAATACAGGTCAAAGAGTTGTAATTGAAAATGGCGATATAATTTATGGCGTGTTCGACAAAATTAGTATTAAAGATGGTGATTTTATTATAGCCTATAGAGGTTAATTAAATAAAGGAGTAAAAATGACAACAAGTAGTTCAAGGATAATAGGTATCGCAGGACTCATAAAAGAATCTGGCCAAGAAGGTCCATCTGAGACAAAAGGGGCTGAGGTTAAGTCTGGGTACGCAGGTGGCAAGACCAAAGGCAAGGTTAGGTCTAAAGCTAAAGCTAAAGGTGCAAGATCTGCTAAATATGTGCCAATTAAAGGCGTTACGGCAGATGTTAAACCTGCATCTATAAAGGGCGGTAAAAAACCTAAGCCTGCTAAGCCTGGTAAGCCTGGTAAACCTAGCAAATCAGATAGAGTTCTAAAAGAAAACATAGATTTAGTTGGAAAGTCTAATTCAGGTATTAATATTTATGAATTTGACTATAAAGATAAATCTTATGGAGAAGGTAGATATAGAGGCGTTATGGCTCAAGAAGTTCCAAATGCATCATCTACTGGAAATGACGGATACTTAGAAGTTGATTATTCTAAAATAGATGTCGACTTTAAAAGAATAGACTAGTATGCAAGATACGTTAAAAACGTCACTAGTTGGGGTAGGAGGCTCTACTGTAGGTTTTTTTAATTGGTTCCCTGAGCTAATTAGTATTATAGTAGGGCTGACGACTTTAGTGTATCTAGTTATAAAAATAAAGAATGAGCTAAAAAAATAGGAGGGCTTTATGCCAAAAGAAGGTATTGCGGGAAAAACAGCAATTGTTACACCCGACAAGCACTTTCCTCTGCATGATAAAAAAGCAATTAATATTGTTTGTAAAGCGATAGAAATTGTTAAGCCAGACATTTATGTAGATTTGGGAGATACGGGCGAATGGGAGCATTTTAGCACTCATTACTGGAAAGGTAGGAATGCAAAGCCAATGGAGGATTTAATGCCTTTATTGGATTTTGATATAAGATCAGTTAATGCAGGTATGGATTGGATTGATGAAGCTTTAGATAAGGCTGGTACTAAAGAAAGACATTTTGTTCAAGGTAATCATGAAGTATGGTTAGATAAATTTGTTATAAGACATCCTTATCTAACTCAATATAAAACTCAAAATGCCTTAAACTTAAAAGAAAGAAGTTATAAGTTCCATCCTTATAATAGAAAGAAGTGTTTAAAGTTAGGCAAACTAAACTTTACTCATGGGAAATATACTACAAAGTATCATTCTCAAAAACACTTAGAACATTACGGTGAAAGCATAATGTATGGACATACACACGATCTTCAAAGACATACTGCTACTAAAGCTGGAGGGACTATAAGTTCTTGGAGCTTAGGCTGCTTAAAAGATATTAAAGCAGATGAAGACTGGCTAGGTGGAAGACTAACTAACTGGAATCATGCTTTTGCTATAATAAATTGGTTTAAAGGTGGAAATTTTACAGTAGAAGTAGTTGAAATAATAAATGGGCAAGCCTCATTGTGGGGTAAAACAATAAATGGGTAACTATGGACGAACAAATACAGAATCAAGCAGAAGGTATCTTAGGAAACTGGGTTTGGCTATTTGTGTCTGGAGTTGCTCTATTATTATTTAAATCAACTATAGAAACTGTAGTAGAGGGCTTAAAAGTATTTTTAGGCAAAGATTTAAATACAGATGATGTTGTTATATTAGACGAAAGGCCAGCTAGAGTTATTAGAGTGGGCTTGTGGAAAACAACATTTTTTGCTTATGATATAGGAATGGCTAATGGGAAACCTTATGTTAAAGGTGGAACAAAAATACAAATACAAAATGATAAACTTAAGGATCATGTAATAGAAAGGCCTTTACAGATGCTTGACTTAAGTAAATGGGAAGAAAAATAACATGGGGACGTTGTAATATTTATACTAGCTTTTTGGTTAGGGTATTTTATAGATAATTATGAATCTAGAAATCCTTGCCCAGAACAATGCTTAATAAAACATGAACATAGGATAGGTAATGATAAAAGCAATAATACTAGAGAAGATACTCAGGACAGTTTCAAAGAAATTTAAATTAGATAAAGTATTAAAGTATGTAGAAGACCCAAATGATGCTGATGAAAGAATTGATAAATTAGAGTCTATAGTTTTTCAGCAAAGTAGATTAATAGAAATGATATTAAAAGGAGATTGTTGTGGCAAAAGCAAAAAAAGTGGTAAAAAAGGCAGTAAAAAAAGCTAAAAAGAAAGTAGTTAAAAAGGTTAAGAAAACTTCTTATAAATACTAATGTATAAATATAAAGCTAAATTAAAAAGAGTTGTAGACGGAGATACTTGTGATGCCTATATAGATTTAGGTTTCGATGTGTCTGTTAAAAAAAGAATTAGATTTATGGGTGTTGATACTTGGGAGTCAAGAACTAGAGACCTAGAAGAAAAGAAAAAAGGATTGGCTGCTAAAGAATACACTAAAGAAATGCTCTCAAAAAATGATGGCGAATTTATTGTTAAATCTCATGGTGTTGGAAAATATGGTAGAGTTTTAGGTGAGATTTTTATTGAGGGGGAAGATAAGACTTTAAATGATTCATTAAAAGATGAAGGTCATGCATATGAATATCATGGCGGTAAAAAGAAAACATTTAATAACAATAAAACAGGAGAAAAACAATGAGTTTCGTAAAAGATCTATTAGAGAAACATAAAGATGAGTTAGTAGCTAAAATATTTGATGACGAGCTTCAAGAAAAGATCGTTAAAAAATTGAATGACAATATTGACATACCTTTTATTTCTGAAAAAACAGAAGCAAAGGCGTTAAATGCTATATATGACTCTATTGAAGACGTAGTTAAGGCGACTATTATTGACAAGATATAGTGAGTAAATTTAGTCATATAATAGCCTTAAAAAGATATTGGGAGAGCTCTTGTACAAATCCTCCTAAGTTTGAGAAATCAAACTGTACTAATGGCTTATTCGCTCGTAAAGGCTCTCCCAAAAATTTGGAGAAAAATGCCTAAACAATCTTTAACATTAAATGGTTTTGGTGGAGGATTGAATTTAGACTCAAGTCATTCTGATATTATCTCTAATGGAGAAGGAGAGGATGAATGCGTTTCATGTAAAAATTTTACTTTAGAAGATAGAGGTAAAATTACGGGCAATGTGTTTACAATATCAACGGGCAATCCTAGTGACGGTGTTGATGCGGCAAACAATACATCTGCAGATAAAGCTATTATGGTATATCGTGATAACTCAGGCAATTTAGTTAGTAAATGGCATCAAAATACAGGCATATATGCTGTAGACGAAAAGATTAATTATATGGCTAAAAGTGATTACATTTCCCATGCACCTACGCAAGGATCATTAAACCCTGCTAATATGGGCAGTCAAAAAGATGGCGTAGATATATCTTTGCTAAATGATAGAAGTAGGGACACTATAATTTTCCTTGGAGGACAGGCAGCTAATAACCAAGAAGCTAAAGGGATGATAGGTAATATGAATTATCTAGATATTGACCAAGCTCCTAATCATTTAGCTGGAGACGAAAGTGAAAGCGGTATTTCTGACTTTATTAATACTAAATTTGACCTTGGGCCTAACGGTAGAGCTGGAGAAGATGTTGACTATTTCACTGATACAAGTGAAAGTGAATGCGAGTTAATAAGAACAGCAGCTGCAGGTGCTAACGATGGAGTTACAATAAAAAATGTTTCTGGTAATTACATGGATTTTACAGGAACAAATTCAGATTTTGATTTTAGCACTGTAAATACTATAGGAATATGGAATGGTTCTGATACTACGAGAGGTGTTTTTATAGCTTTTCGTGTAGGTAGAATGGAAGTAAATGGCTCAAGCGATATGAGGCAAGGTCTATATGGAACTACTATGCCTACTATGGAAAATAGGGATATAGTAATAGAGCTTAAAGCAAATGGAGCTAATTGGAATGCAGGATTTGACGGGATTTATATTGGATTGGACTGTAATGAGCAAAATAGTGAATTTTGGTATAATGAAGAAGATCCTCATGGCAAAATATGGAAAATTACAGAATCTCAAATAACAGCAGCAGGATGTACCTCTGATTTTGCAAGAATAGTTATACCGCATGAGACAGCTATACATGTAGGAAACAAGTATAGCCATGGCGATGTTCGTCAGCTAACTGTTGGATTTGCAACTGAAGGCACGTCTACAGTAGATACGACTCAGCCTAAGTTTGAAATAAGAGAGATAGCTTTTGTCCCAAACGACATTACGTATGAATGGTCTTTAAATGATACAAAGCTATCTCAAAGTTTAATTAAAAATGAAATAGAATCTTTACCTACTAGATATGATGGAATATATCAGAAAAATACAAGTTCAGCTAAGCTTGTTGTGCAAAGACCTGATGAAACTCATGGTCCTTTATCTGGTAATATATACTACGAAACATTAGACGATGCTGGAGTTTCTACTACTGATAAACTTTTATTAGCTACTTGGGATAAAACTAAAGGGGTTAAAAAAGTAGATAGTGACTCATATACGGCCTGGAGTTCTAATGTGTATACGGATTTAGTTCAAAATGGAACAGACTTTGCATCTAATTGGACTGTAAGAAGTGCTGAAGATGCAGGTGCTAGTGATGGTGACGGATGGACTTTAACGGGTGGTAAATATGTTTGTGACAATGATGAGGAGGCTTCTATAATAGGAGCTTTAGCATCATCTATGAAAGCTGGTCAAAAATATCAACTTCAATTTGATATTGATGATGCGGATATAAATTTAACTATAGGGGGAGGAGATGCTAGTGGTGTGAGTAATGGTAGCGGTAATGTTGCTCAGGAAACTCTAGTACCTGCTGCATTGTATGGTGCTGATACAACTAATGTAGTAGAGTTTACGGTTGGATCTACAGATAGAAGTCATTTATGGATATTTGTTGATGATGATGCTACTGGAAGTGGCGCAGGTAAGGTAGACAATGTAAGTCTTTATGCTATGCCTCAGGTTGAGATATCATTTGATAATCCACCTTTAGGCTCTACGTATACTTTAGAAAGTGGATTTCCAGATGGTACTGAAACAATTAATACTTTATTTAAATGTTCTGCAGTAATTGGTAGACAGGTTTATATAGGTAATGTGGCTGAAGAGATTAATCATGAAACATTAGATACTAGTTCTATAAGTTTAGATTTTCAGTCTGCCTCTACAAGCAAAATGAGAAGAGGAAGCGGTAATTGGGAGACCCAAGGATTTACAGCATCTACTGGATATGTAGTCATACAAGATGCAACAGATGCGACTAATAATGTGCTTCATACAGCAGGAGCTTTTTCTGATGGGGCTGGAACAAAAGACGATTGGGCAATGGCTGTTGCGTTTGCAGCTAATAGAACAGAAAGTGCTAACCAAGTTAAAATAACTCAATTTGGAGAATTTGACGGTTCTAAAATATTAAAAAGCGCATTTGGTAAAAATGCTGGTTTTTCTAACATAGAGTATATAGATTTAGACTTTGGTGGAGGCATTATTCAAGCTATGGAGTCTAGTGGAGACAGGCTTTTTGTATTTTCTGCTCATCAGCTTGCTATAATTAATGTAGCTCAAGATATTGAGTTTTTAGAAGCTCAGTTACCAAATATGGGAGTAGATGGACACAGATGTGTTGCCAAAGTAGGTGAAGGACTTGCGTGGGTAAATGATAACGGAGTTCATTTATTTGATGGAGAACAAGTTAAAACTATTAGTGATGAAAAAATGCGAACAGCAGGACTTGCAAATCAAGCTATAGTTTATTGGCCTAAAGATAAATTAATCATAGCTTGGAAAGATACAAATGAGGCTTATGCATACTCGCTTATAACTAAAACCTGGGTATCTCATATGCCGACATTGGCTAATGTGCCTGAAACAAATTCTGTCCCTCTCGCAGACGGATCTACTGTTTTCTACGAAGATGGAGGGAGTGTTAAGTATATAGGTAGGGTATCCAGCACTAGTCAAGATATGGAGCTTAAAACAGGAAGGCTTAGCATGGGGAATATAGCTCAAAATAAAAAGTTTCATAAGGTTATTATTAGGGGGAAAGAATTAGATGGGCTTAGATTAATGTATACAACTGATAAGGTGTCTAGCTCTACTTTAATAGGCTCATGTACAAGCAATACAACTGATACTTCTATAGGTGAAGATGTATTTAAGCTTAGTGGAGTAATAGGTAAATGGATACAGATAACAGTTGAAGATACTAGTAATAACGGCAACAGCAATGCAGAAATAAATGATATATCTGTAATATATAGAAATAAGGCTTTAAAATAATGAGAAATAAAACAGAAAGAAAAGCGTTACATACGTCAAATTTAAAAACTACTGTAGGCCATCGTTCTACAAAAGGTCTTAACAGGGAGAGAGTTTATACTAAAAATCAAAAAACGTATAAACAAATAAAAGCAAACGGTCAAAACTATTTTATAAAATTAGATATTAAGGAGAAATAATGGCCTCGATAAACAGAATAATGCAAGCACATGCTAACGCTACAGATACCATAAGAAGGAAGGTTGAGAATAAGAGATCTAAGTTAGAGAACTTAGCTACTATAACCTTACTTGGTGCAGATGTTGCTGGTACACACGCAGAAAGCTATGCAGAAAAACAAGATACTATACAATTTGCTGAACAAAGCAATCTTACCTATAGTAAAGAGCATAATTTATTTTATGGCCTTACTCCAGACAAAAAAGCTTTTAGAGTGCCTTTTGGAGTAATAAAGGCTTTAGAAGGCTCACCAGCTGTGCTTGGTCAAAAAGATAATATTTTAGAATTTTTTTACAACAAAATTGAAGCTAACGACGGAAGTGTTGTTTATGATATTAAAAAAAGCTATACAGCTACTCAAGATCAATATTTTACAGAAATGCCTAATAGCTTAAAAGAAGAGCTAATAGGGTTTGATATGAATCAAATTTCAAAATCTCTTATAATGCCTCCTATAAAAAATAAAGAAGGTCAATGGAAAGAGTATAGCTATCCTTTTAATCCTATAAATTTCACAAGTGAAGGGCTTACTAAAAATAACATAGCTTATTATATGGACTTAGAAGGCGTAAATTTAGGCAATATGCTTGATTTTCAATGGGGAGCTGATAATAATGTCGGAGTAAGCATGATAGGGCAGCAAATAGGCGATATACCAAACTCTATAAATGCCAGTCCTACTCTAAGTCTTCAAGGTTTTCAAGGGAAATTTCAAAGACTTAAGGAAAAAGAGTTGATTGATAGAAATGTTGTTATGAGTAATGTTAAGAGGGCTTTCAAGGTATATACTAGCGGAAACCAAGAAATTAAAGTAAGACAAGAAGACGGTTCTTTCAAACCATTGCATGAAGACTATAAAAAAGAAGGCTATTATCAACCTGAAGACTTTTTTAATACTTCTGAATATTCTTCTATAGACGAAGCTTTAGCTGCAGAAGATATAATTTTTCCAGAATACTTTTTAGATCAATTCCCAGAATTTAGTGAAAACATGTTTGATTGGAGTGCTGACAATCCTTATGTAACTATAGGAGGAGATACTATTGGAGATAAGTTTACAGCTATTCAACAAATGTACTCAGATAATGATGAGCTAACGCAAAATAGAACTCATGTTGCTAATTTGCAAAACTTGTTAGTAAGAATGGGTCTTTTGCCACAAGAAATAGATGGCAAAAATCAAATAGATGGCGTTTGGGGTGAAAACACTGAAAATGCATATAATCGTGCTAAAGAAATACATTTCGGGCAACAAGCACAGTTAGACGATTTTATAACTTATTACGATGATTTATCTAATAGTGGATTTATGCCTGTTAACTTTCTAGATATGCTTAGGTCTTATAGCAATATAAGAGAGGCTGGGATAGATATTAATAATCCTTATACTTTTATAGACCAAGCTATAGTAGAAAGTCAGGCAAAAAATAAAACTATAATGGAATTAATTAATAGCCCTGATCAAAAAATGTTAAACGAAGAAATGCTTTTAGCTTCAAATATTTTAAATATGGATTGGAAAGACATAACTTTAGCAACTTACAATTCAGATACAGCTATGGCTCAAAACGCTTTAAAAGCAGAAATAGAAAATTTTGAAAACATGCCAGACTCTTCTAAACACAATATGATATCTGTGGTTAATCAAGATAGACATCTAACATTACAAGACTTGCTATATACCCAACAAGCATATGAAACAATGATGAACAATGGTAGTTATGCAGATGCTCTAGATTTTATTGAAATATATGCAGATATCGGAGAGCATTATGACGATAATGGTATTCTTGTTAAAAATAATCAACGTATTAGAGTTAACCCTTGGGAATATCATGTTTTAAAAACTTATGGAGAATCTGGTCCGCAAGCTAAAAATAAAGCTGTAAACACTTTGATAGAATATCAAAAAAATCGTTTTGCTGACTACAACGATTCTATGAGCAAAAAAATGAAAGACGTGTTAGTAAGACTTGGTGTAATTAAACCTGAAGATAATCCTAAAAAAACATGGCCTTATCGTGACGATACAGGAAGAATTGCTTTAATAGACTGGACTAACCTTGCTACGAATATAGGGAAATGGGCTCCTACTGTAGGTCTTATTGCTAGCGGAGTAAGTTGGTTAGTAGGTGCTGGGCAAGAAGCTGCAGCAAATAGAGCATTAATGAAACAAATTGAATCAACTAGAGAAAGTTTAAGAGGTGTAGCTCAGGATACTGTAGCAACAGGGTACAAAGATATTAATAGATTAAAAGATAATTATGCTAGCTATATACAGAGTACTCAAGCTGATTTTTCTGCCCAAGACACAACTCTTATGGATAGTTTAGATAAAACCCAGAAATTTAGCAAAGGACTTAAAATGGATTGGGAAAGCACTAAAAAAGATGCTTTAAAGGCTTTAACTAATCAATTTGATGATAAATTAAAAGATTTTAGATTTGGGTTTGATAAGCAGTCTGATCAAATAAAGTCTAAGTTACATAGCGATATAAGCGATATAAGTAGTCAGCATGCAACTTTAAAGCTGCAATATGATGAAGCTGCAGAAAACGATGAGTTTTTAGAAGCATTATTTTAAATTAACTAATAGGATATAATATGAGTCGAGACTTAATGGCATATGCACTGCAATTTATGAAAGAAAAAAAGCAGTTAGAAATGCAAAAAGAACAAAACGAAGCACAAAATGCATTAGATGTTATAAAATTAGAACTTCAGGCAGAGGAAAACGAAGCTCAAAATACTAGAAAGTTTACTTTCGATATTATGAAAAACAAAGAGCTAGAGCTTCAAAATTTGAACAAAAGCTTATTGCAACTTGCAAACCTTAGCGAACAAGATGTCAGTTCTGGCATAAAACAATTAAGTACTGATATTTTAGAAGGTGGCAAAGCTAATGTTAAGACTATGAAAAGTAATATTGATACTTTAGATACAAGAATAGCTAATGTTCAGGATGCTATATCAAATATTAGTGCTCAGCAAAGAGACTATGATATGATGTACGATGAATATGCTGGTGATAATAAAATCTTAGAAGGTTTGGAATTTCAGAATTTATTAGCAGAAGGTATAGCTAGAAAAGGATGGAAGTATGGTGGGGCTGGAGCTATATCAGTTTTTAATAAAGTTCCAAAAGAGCAAAGAGCTAAAATGGGACTTGAAATGACTGGAGCTATTATTAAGCAGGAAGGGCTAAACGAAACAATAAGTGCTCAATATTCAATGTTGCAAAGCATGTTTGAAAGACAAAAACAAACCGCTGACAAAGATTCCGATCCTATTAGTTGGTCAGAGCATGCTGAGCTTAATCTTTCATATCAAAATCCTATTGATGGAAAACTGACAGTTCCTAGCGATAAAGTTGTAGAACATTTAGCAGCTATGGCTATGGATCCTGATGCCGAATCTTTTCTAATTAATATTTATCAATGGCCTGATGAAAGAGGTGGTCAAGAAGTTAGAGACTTGCTTACTTATAATCCTAAATTTAAAGTTTTAATACAAAATATTGAAAGGGCTATAGGTAGAAAAAATCAACTATTAAGTGAAGGTAAAAAAGATTCAAACTTCTACGAATCTATTTATGATGAATGGCAATTTGATTCACAAGGAGTTAGCGATATAACTGAAGCATTCGCTGTTTTTCATCAAAATAGGAATAAATATACTTTTGACGAGCAAAAAGAAATTCTTAAATTTATCTCTATTGATTGGAACGCTGGAAGGCCAGTTGACAAAGATTATGAAGATTTTTATTACGATTTTTACGGAGACCCTAATGACCCTAATGCTCCATACAGACAAAAAGAAAGACTAAAGAATCTTGGAGTAAAAACAGACGATTTGGGAACAAAGAGATACTATAATGTTGATGGAATTAGGTATGAGTATGGTGGAAATAATATAGGTAGCGTTACTACCACAATAGATGGTGAAGATATTGAGACCTTTGCCGCAGGACATTTTACTGAAACAGCAGGAAATAAATCGCTTTCTGAGTTGATAGAAGAAAAAGAAAGAGAAGACGCTAGGAAAGAATTAGAAGAAAATATTTGGCAAATGGGTGCAACACCCCCTATGCTGTAAACTATATTTAAAGGAATATTAGAGTATGAGCGATTGGAGAGATAAAATATTACAAGATACCCAGGATCGTGGTTTTAAAGGGCCAGGACCAGGGGGTCAAAATCTTTATTGGTATCCAGATGTAAGCCCACCAGAAGAAATCGATCAAGGTGGATTATGGGATTTCTTTGAAAGCGGATTTGAGGGATACGCATCTGGAATAACATGGGGAGCTTCTGAGTTAGCTACACATGATACTCCTTGGGAAGAAATGAGCGCTTGGGCAAAAACTGGATGGGTTTTAGGTGAAGGTGCATCTTTATTTAGTCCTTTTGGGCCTTTTGGGCTTATGGCTAAAGGTCTTGGAAAAGCTGCTAGAATAGCTGGCAATACAAAAATTGGAAAATATACAGCTAAAAATATCGCTAGAACTACAGGCGAATTAGATGGAAAAGAAGCTGATGCTTTTACTAGATTGGCAACAGAAAGAGCCTCTAAAATGTGGGGTGGCGCTACTTCTAAAAATATCGCTAGAGCTAAAGATAAGTTAAATACAAGTATTAAAAAAGAAGTTGATAAGACGGTTAAAGGCGATATTGGATCTTCTTGGATAAGAGAAATTAATATAGCTGGGGCAAAAGGAGTAGAAGCTGCGGACCAGTTGGAATTAATAACAAGAGCTGCAGTAACAAATGCATATAAAAAAGCTGGTATTGAAATAGGTGAGGATGTAGCGCAAAATGCAAGTAGGCAAATTGTAAAAGATTTGACGGGAGGAAAAAGATTTATAAATGATTTTGCAGATTTAGTAGAAAGAGGTGTTGGAGGAGCTATGCCAGGGGCCATTAGAAAGAATTTTGCTAGATATACTGGTATGGCAGCACAAGACATGTTGATGATGACTACACACACTCTTGTAGCTAATAGATTTAAAACTTGGGCTAATGGTGAAGAAATGAAGCCTATGGACGATTTAAACCATTCTTTTGTAATGGCTCTAGCTTTTCCTTTAATTAGAGCTATACCTGGTGGTGGTAGAGATTCGTGGAAAAATGGTGTTGGTAGTATGTTTAATAGATTTAAAAAAACAGACTACAATACTATGGACCAGACAGATTTAGGGAACTTAGCTATTGTTATGGCTAGAGGAGCTAAATTAGATTTATGGAATCATAGTGCTATTGGACATGCTACTTGGAATGTCGGTAAAAGAACTATAAACGGTGTAGACGATTTTATAAATAATGTTAGAGGAAACAAAGCTTTAGGTATTGAAAAAATGACTAAAGAAGAGCTTGTTATTCTTAATAATAAGATTAGAAAAAAGGTTGAAAGCGAACTTAGAAGTTTTCACGGTAGAAGGCTTTTAGAAGATATAACTTACTCCTTACCTAGAATGGCTATAGGTGTAACTGCTATGAATTGGGAAATGTTTAATACTGGACTATGGAAAACTTTAAGTGATCAAGAGTTAGGCTCTCACTTGTTTATGAGTCTTTTAATGACAAGACATAGAGGTCATTGGGGTAAAGATGGTACGGTGTTTGGAGGACAGAGCAATAGTGCTTATTTAGCCGAATATGGGCCTTATAAGAGAGCTTTAAAAACAATGGGGTCTTCACCTGAAGTAATTAAGAATCAAATCACTGCAATTGAAATTTTAGACCCTACTATAGCTATGGGAGACTATATATCTTCTGGAAGAGTAGGTCCTGAAATAGTCAGAGCATTTGATTCAGTATTAAACGATCCCAATATTACAGCTGTAGGAGTTGGGGACTTTAAACATAGCGACCATAAAAGAGTTGCTAAATTCTTATCTTTATATAATGCTCAAAAAAGAGCTGAAGTTGGACCCGATTATGTTCCTATAAAAGTAGAAAACATGTCAAGAGAAGCTTTAAATAGAATAGCAGATAAAGTAGATAATATAGTAGTTGAAAAAGGAGAAGGTACTACTCGTGATGTTCTTATTAAAGACTTAGGTTTTGCGGGCACTCTCCCTAAAATAACTAAAGAAGGTCAAAAAGATGTAATTGATATATATAAAGCGATGCTAACAGAACTTAGAGATAGGTTTGGTTTTGAGGTAGCTATTGATGAGCAAGGCAATATGTCTGCTTATGAAGTAAGAGGTAGAGAAGGTCAAGATTTAGGGCAAGCTACAATATATAATGACGTTATTAGAGCATTAGATAGATTAAATATACTTACAGTAAGAACTAAAACTCAACAAAAAGACTTAGATGTCTTAAAAAAAGATAGCAAATTAAGTGATAGCGAGTTTGACTTACAGACGTTTAAAGTTATAGAAAAGTATATGGATATAATGTCTAAAAAATTCGGAAATAAAAACATTGTATTAGAAGCTAATGATAATAGCATTCTTCACTTTTTAGAATATGCTAGAGATGTAGAAGCTAATGACAGGTTGTTTAAAATAGTAGAAGGTTCTTCAGCTGATGTTCAGGATAGCAATATGACTAAAATGTTAGATGAGCTGTTCTTACTAAAGAATGGAAGATATGCTAGGGATATAGCTGATTATAAAATAATAGGCTATGAAAAAGATTCTAAAGACCCTAATCAGCAAGCTAAGAATGATAAAGTTGATGAATCTATGGCTTTCTTAAGGTCTATATTTAGTATGAGGTCTGTACATCTAGGAAAAGAAGCTGGACCTACAAGGGAAACAGAGCCATCTACAATACAAATAGATGCTAATAAAATAAATCAGGTAGCTGAATATTTTAAAACTATAACTAGAACTATGCCTAAAACTAAATTAGGAGAGCTGTCTATAGTAAAAGAACTATTTATAGAAAGAATGTTAGAGACTCAAGGGTTAGATAGAAGGGCTGTAGGACTAGCATCTTATTTAATAGAAAATCAATTAGCTATATGGAGAGATGGTAAACTGCAAATTCCTGAAGCAGAAGTTTTGGTTAAAGAATTTAAGCTTAGAAGAGGAGAAAGCGGAGTATCTGCTCAGGAAGAAGCTGACTTACTTAGAGCTATGAAAACTATAAAAAATACTCTTGGTAGCACAGCTGAGACTGGAAGTATCATATTGTCAGATAAAGCAGAGTTATTTAAAGATGTTGTTAATATAGAAAAATATGTAGATGCATTTAAGCTTTTAGGAAACGAAGCTATGGTAGATGTTCTTAATAAAGCACAAACTGCCCTTGATAAAGTTTCAGGACAAGCTACAGGCCTTAGGTCTGATTTAAGAGAAGTTTTTGCTGATATAGAACTTTTAACTAAAAAACTAAATGGTGACGATATAAAAGGTATAGATGACCCTGTTCACAAATTAGGGGAAATGAATGAGAAGATAAACAAAATTATAGGTGCATCTGAAGAAGGTGGTAAAAACTTTACCGACCTTGTTTTAATACAGCAAAAAATTACGCAATTAATAGAATATCAGAATGACGGGCTTCAGGCTGTTATAGACAAAAAAACCAAATTACCTAGAGAGGATGATCCTTATGGTATTTTAGAGTATTATACAGAACCTATACAAACTAAGATAAAACAAATAGCTGAGAGAGAAATGGGTGCTGTAGATAAAATAGAGCGCTTAGTTAATAGAATTACAAACTT